GGTCGACTCCAGAAGTAGGCGGGGATTTGCCTACCCTACAGGAGCAAATCGCACACGCAAGCGACAGACTGGATCAAGATGCTAACGCCCGACGGCGCGCACGTACGCTTGGCAGGCACGTAAGGCGATCAGGGCGTTATCGCCGTCGTCGGTGATGGCGATAATTCGCTGAGCATGCGCCGGGTCAAGTTGGGCTCGCGGGGTTGCATGAACCACGCCACTGGCGGTGGCGGCGGTTGGCACTGAGCAATTGAGACTGCGGTCGGTGGCGTCGAGAAGGACTGACAACCGCACATCAGCAGTGGCCAGGCGGTCGCGCAGAGCAGCTTGGTTATGTTGGGCATCGTTCAACTCCTGTACGTGTTGCTGATCGTTGGCACTGAGCTGCTTCTCCAACGCCAACCGTTCTTTTTGCTCAGCCAGGTGTTGAAGCACAACCGCCTGTGCCTGTACATCCGCCTGGCGCTCGAGCTGCGAGCCATAACGCCACGCCTGTACTTGCCAGGTCACAACCACCAGCAGGCAAACGCCGATCAGCCGTAACGCGCCTAAGAAACGCATAACACCGACTTGGCCCGCGCCCACACTTGCAAACGGTCCTCCAGCCCGTTCAGGCCGCCATTGATGCGGCGGGTAATGGTGGTGAACTGGTCTTTGTCGGCCAGCTCATTCAAGCCGTTGCTCTGCCAAAACCACGCCGCGGACTCACATGCCCACTGTGGCTGTTCCAACAGCTGCGGCTGTCCCAGCAGGCGATCGTCGCCGAACAATGCCTGGCTGCACGCCAGGTAGTTACGCCGCCCGGTGATCTGGATCAGTCCCCTGCCCCGATACTTCTGGCCATCGCCGTCCGCTTCGGGGGTGTTGCCCAGGCGCGCGGCCAAAATGCCGGTGTCGTATTTGCTGAGGTATTGGTCGCTGCCCAGTTCGCGCACGTAGCGCAGCTCACCGGATTCGTGGCCGACTTGCGCGAGGAAGGCAGCGATGCGCTTGGGTTGGCCGATCTGGAACCTGGACATTGCAGTGTTCAATGCGGACAAAAAAAGGCCCGCAACAGGGCGGGCTCCGGGCAGGATTTGAACCAGTTGAGAAAGCGTTATAGCCATGGGTCCTCACTCGGCCGCGGATAAACCGTTGGCCATGATCGTGCATCGATAACTCTCGCTGCGCTTGCCGCTGGAAGTCACGGTCTTGATCGACCAACGGCCGCGCATGAAGTCGGGCCACGATTCGTCCAGCAGCAACAGGCCTTCAGCGCCGAACAAGGGGTTTCCAGGGCAGATCACATTGACCTGCATCCCTTCGCGCCCCACTCGGCGCATCTCGCCCTCGGCAGCGGTTCTGGCTTCAGCCTCGTTCTGGTAACGCTGCGTCACCACCTTGAACGGCGCGATGCCCACCTGCACCACTCGTTGTTTACCGGCTGCCGCGTCCCACCAGGACGTTTGTGCGCCCAGGTAAGTAGCGCGGCTGGTTTGGGTAAAGCTGGCGGTGATAAACGCGCGATCACCCGGACGATTGTCGCGGGTGATCGACAACGGCACGACCGGCAAGACCTTGCCCGACAGCGATTTTGTCTGCCCTTTGCGGCCCAGCACATACAGCTCGTCGACAGGCTTGGCCACGGCATCGAAGCGATTGGCCAGACGCGTGAGAAACGCCATGTCACTTTCATTGGTCTGGTCGATGTGCGGGATATGCTCGCCTTCCAGATCAGGCGCCACGCGCGGTGAAAAACCGTAGCGCGTGGTCAATTGGCGAAACAGCGCACCCAGGCTGATCGGCCCGTGACTGGCGGTGCGCCGCTTCTTGAATTCGGGCTCATCAAAGGGCGCCGCCGTCGCCACCAACACCAGACGCAGCGGGAACAGTGACGGTGTGCGCTGGGTGATTTTGAAGCGGCCCTTGTCCACCAGGCCCGACTCCCGATACCCGATGCGCAGGCCGATACGCCCGCCCAGGCTGGGCAGCCCTTCAAGGCCCTCGATGTCGAGTGTCAGCTTGAGCTGGTCGGACGTAAACCCGGCCATGTCGGTATGCTCCCACTCCAATAGCCGCTCATTGAGGAGTGCGGCATTGGCACCGTAAATCTCCACCACGGGTGTAAATCCAAGTGTCATGGTTGCTCCTTAATCCCAGGCCCTAACCGGCTGCCTGGCCACGGGCTGGGTATCCAGCTCAGGCACAATCACATTGACGCCTGCCGGCAATACCGCGCCCTGTTCGGCCAACTGCGGGTTCAAGCGCCACAGCACCTCTTCGGCGGCATCATCACAGCGACCGAGCTCGCGATAGAGCAACAGGTTGACCGAGTCACCGGCAATACTTCGAACCTTACGCATTGACGAACTCCTCCAGTACCAACACCCAATTGACCACCATGGCCGTGCCGTCATCGATCACACAGGACTGTTTTTCGTCCACCGATTTGATGGTCCACAGCCCCCAGTTCAGGCCTACGCCATCGACCAGCGGCAACGGCACACGCAGGGCTTGCAGCGCACGCAATTCGTCCATCCGCGCCATGCCCAGCGCGCGTGCGGCCTTGCCGCCGAATGACAGCGTTTCGAGCGCCTGGCCAACTTGGGTGGATTTGGGCTTGCCGGAAACGATATCCAGGCTGCCCCAACCCCCACTGCTCAAACGGTCCAGGGTGTCGTAGGCAAACCCACGGGACAGCCCGAAAATAAACGGGCCCAACGCCATTTGTTGTCGCATCACACCACTCCTGTATCGGTCAGGGCCGAGTCACGTCGCGTCGCCAGCAGGCTGTCCATCGACAGCGGCGAGAATTGCGCCTCGATCTGTTGCACCACGATCGCGGCCAGTTGTTGTGGGTTGGCCTGCTCGGGTGCGTTGATGGTGATTTGCGGCGCGAAGTTGACTTGGCGGTTGTCGGCTTGAGCGCTACTGAGGTTTTTGCTGGTCTCGCCGGGTGATGGCAGACGGTCATCGGAGCCCATCAGTTTTTCACTCAGCCAGGCGCCGATATCACTGCCGGCAAACGTACCCAGCGCGCCGCCGACCACTTTGCCGATGGCACCGCCAGCGACACCGCCCATGACCCCGCCCAGCACTGTGCCAGCCCCCGGCACCACCGAACCGATCGCCGCCCCGGCGAGCGTGCCGAGCGCGCGGCCAACGGCCATGCCCGCAAATTCGCCAGCAACGCCACCGGCAACACCGCCGCCGACTGACCCTACCGTGGTGCCGACGGCTTTACCCAGGTTCCCCGACATCGCGCCCTGGACAAGGTCAATGCCAGCACCCGCCAGCACCACGCCAAGGGAGCCTCTTCGCGCGACCTTACTGGCTCTCGCAGTTCGTGAAGGCTTGTCTGCGGAGCGATCACCGCGCGGCGTTTCGTTGCCTTTGGGTGTGTTCTGGCTGGCTGGCGCGCTCACCTTGCCTGGTGTGGTATTGCCGCCTCCGAGAATCTTGCCGGCGACCTTCTCGAACACCTTGTCCTTCACCGCATCGAACACACCAGAAAACACCGGCCCCAACGCCGCGCCAGCCAGCGTTACAGCGGCCGTGGTCTTGGGCAGCGCCTCGGCCAACCAGCCCACGCCCGTCACCAGCCCGGTCATCGCGGTTAGCGAGGTGTCCAAGATCGGCGCCAGCGCGGCATCCTTGGCGGTATCCAGCCGCGTGGTGCTGGCCTCGAAGGCTTGACGACGTGCTTGTGTGGAGTCTGCGCGAACCGCTGCCGAACGCAGGACCGAGCCTTGTTCGCCAAGTGCCGACGTCGCGTACACCGACTTGTCGGCCACCAGCGTAAACGCCTGCTTTACCGTATCGATGGCGGGCACCAGGCTCAGAATCGACTGATTGCCATCGAACAATTGAGTGGCCAACGCCGCTTGTTTCTCAGCCGGTTGCGCCTTGAGCGCTTCAAGCACCGTGAGCAGGGTCTGGGGCGCATCCTGCTGCATCCCGCCAGCGAGCAACGTGGGATCAAGCTTGAGCGCCGCCCACGCATTGCGCTGGCTTTCAGAAGCGCCGTCGCCTTTGGCCAGGGTGCTGCTGATTTTCTCCAGCCCGACACCGGCTGCACTCTTGCTGTTGCCGGCACTGAGCAATGCCGCCGAAAGCGCCGCTGCCTGCTCGGGGCTCATGCCCGCGGCGGTGGCCGTCCCCCCTGCGCGCTGCACAATCGCGCCGATATCCGCCGCTTCTGCCTTGAGCGAAACGTGGGTGCCCAACACATTGGTCGCGTCAGCCAGGTCCCGGGTTTGCTCGCGGTCGATTTTCATCGACTCGCGCCAGCCGCCCATCATGTCGCCGGCATTTTTGACGTCGACCTTGAAGGCCGTCGCCATGATGGCTGCGTCGCGGGCGAACTGGGTCAGGTCGTCCTGACGAGCCGCGCGGTCGATATTGCCCGAGGCATCCTTGCGGTCGCTGCCGATGCCGGACCGGGCGGCCACATACTCGACCTGTGCCAGGTCCACGGCGCTTGCACCGCTCGCCGCTACCATCGGTTCCGACGCCATGGCCAAGTTGGTTTCGCGCAGTTGTTTGCGCTGGCGGCCGACAAACATCAACAACTGATCCAGGTCAGTCATCGCGGCATCCAGTGCCTGCGAGGGTTTGCGCGCCTCAGCGGGGGCTGCAGCTTTTGCTGCTCCCGCGCCTTCGCCAGCTTCAACTTGCCGGGCGTCCATCATCTTGAGCAGTGAGGCGTTGAACAGCTCGAGGGTATTCACCAGCCGATCCTGCCCCGCCGCCAGGAGATTGATCTCAAGGCTGGCAGTCGCCAGGGCCAACCCCAGACTCGCGGCCTCTACCGGCATCGCGCCCGAGGGCCCGGCGAGTGTTGACGCAATGGGTTTGATACTGGCCTGCGCCACTGCGGTGTCACGTGAGCCCAGCGTCAGCTCGCCTTCCGTGGCGATGGCTGACGGGCTTGCATGGTTATTGCCTGCCATACCGCTCTACTCCTGTTTGACGCCAAGGCGAGTGATCGCGATGTCGTAGCGGCGCAATGCTTTTCCGGCGTCCCAGTCGAGGATCTCCGCCTCATTGACCGAGTAAATCAGTGGCACCACATCGAGGATTACTTCGATGTCGCGCTCCGAAAGAAGTCCGCCGGTTGATTTAAAAAATCGTCGATGCGCTCCTGCAGTTCCGTCCAGTCAGGAACGGTCAGCCCGGCCAGGTCCGGAATCATCAGGCCGGTGCAATGAGCGGTAATGAATTCTGCGCGTTCTTTGTTGGTGGCGAGTTTCTTCATGGCCTTGGTAGCGCGCAGGGCGGGCATTTCCAGGCTCAGTGCGGTCAGGTTGCGGCCGGCGGCATCAAGAGGCAGCATCAGGTGCACCTGTTCATGCTGCAACGGTTCATCGCGTTCGCCGAGGAAGAACGACGCAGGCCGCGTCGACATTTCATGCACGTACTGAGCAATGCTCACGTAGTCCGGGCGCTTGAGCTGATCGAGTTCTTTTTCCGACAGGCCGGTGGCGAGTTTCGCCAGTTCAAAAAACTGGTCGTCCTCGTCATCACCGGCCCGGGCGAGTGCAGCTTTTTGCGCGGCGTAGAACAGCGGCTTGAGTTGAATCTGCTGGATCGTCGCGCCAGTGTCGGCGGTGATCGGAGACAGCAGAATGTGCAGCGGTGGCATCCAGGCCATGGGGCAATTCCTTGTTTAAGCGTTGTTGAAAGCAGCGCAAATCTAAAGCTGAGCGCGGTCGATGTGGGAGCTGGCTTGCCTGCGATGGCATCAGCTCGGTACACCAGGCACACCGAGTCGCCTGCATCGCGGGCAAGCCCGGCTCCCACATTGACTGTGCTCACTTCAGGTCACGGTAGCCCTTAAGGCATCAGCACCGCGCGGCGCGCATCGCCGAGAATGTCGACACCGTTGAGCATGAACTTCTGGGTGCGCACGTCGATGTCGATCACCGAAATGCCGTTCTCCAGACGGTTGTAGGTACGGCAGGACAGTTCCAAAGTGGTGGTGACCTTGTCGCCCATCTTCAGCTTCGCCTCCTCCAGGGATTTGAGTTTGCCGCCGACGGTGTGGTAGGTGAAGTAGGTCTTGCCATCCTGGTCCTGGCCGGCTTCACGCACGTTCAACAGGATGTCGTCGCCCATACGCACGCCCAGGGCCAGCATGATTTCCGGCCCGGCACCTTGCAGAACCAACTTGGCATTGAGCACCTTGCCGCTCTTGGCCATCTCTTCGGCGATGAAGCGCCCGCCGGACATGGATTCCATGTCGAACTCGATCTTTGGCGGGGTGAACTCTTCCACCGTCGCGGACAACGGCAGGCCTTGAAGGGTGGCCGCAATGGCCTGTCTTACACGGTTGGTAAACATTAGAGAACGTCCTCCAGGAACTGCTCGATGATTTCATCGCGGGCATTGAGTTGGTAAATCATGTGCTCATTCGGCGCATAGCGGCCGTAGTCGATGACGATGAACCAGGTGCCGTTCTTGTACTTCTCGACACTGTTCAATTCCGGGTGCAGGTACACGCTGCCGCCGGGGATGGTTTCGTCGGCGACCAGGGTTTGCAGCCAGTCGTTGATGCGCTTGACCTCCTGGTCCATGAACGACTTGGTGAGGTTCTTGGCCATGGCTTTCTGGCCGGCCTTGACCAGCTTGCGGCTGATGGCATCTTCCAGGCCGACGTAGCTGATGAACTTGCCGGTGATGGAGCGGTTACCCAGCAGCGAGAAGCCGCCGAGGATGGTGCGGGCGTAGTAGCTCACGCCATAGCGGTTGAGCAGGTCGCCTTCGGTGGAGGTGTCGAGGATGTTGTACTCGACCACGCGGGAAACGTCCTCGGCGAAGGTCACCTGGTTGCCCGGGCTTTCCCATTGCTTGACCTTGGCCAATGCGGCGATGGCCAGCGAAGATGGCGACAGGAACACGTTTTTCTTCGCCGCCTTGGAGTACACCGATGGCATGTTGTGCACCAGCAGGCAACGGTCGAAACCGAGGTCGGCACCGCCCAGCTCGCCGCTGTAGGTCACTTGGTCGGCAACGGACGCATCCTTGCCATCGAGCACCACACGGGCCTTAATGCGTTTGCCGAAAGAGGCGAACTCACCGGCCACGGCTTTGGTGCCGGTGAAGCCCGGGGCGCCGATGATGGTCAGGTCTTCAGGGACGCTGCTCAGGGCAGCCAGGCCCAGTTTGCGCCCGGTGGTTGGCTCGTTGCCACCGATCACATTGTTGAGGGTGTCGGCCGGGGTTGCGCCCTCCTCGACGATCACCACGTAAACCGGCACCTTCACCACTTTGAGGATCTGGTACACCGCCTGAAACAGCGTGCCCGACTCGGCGCCGGTCGGGTCCAGCAACGCCTGGGTGGTGAAGCTGTTGATACGGAATGGCGCATTTTTTGGGATCGACGCGTGGGCATTCGGCGCAGTGCCGACCAGGCCGATGACGTTATCGCCAAGACCACCCATGGCCTCGGGAGATTCAGTGGCATTCACGGTGATGCCGTTGTGCTCGAAGTTAAGAACCTCAGCCATGGTTAGTCAGCCTTCTTGGGGGTGGAGTTGAGGACGCTGGTCAGTTCCAGGCGGCCGGCGGTGCGCAGGGCGGATGCTTCGACGTCCAGCAGTTGCAGTTCTTCGCCGGCGGTGGACCAGTGGCCACCTCCGAGGGGGAATGGGATGAGGACGGTGTAGGTTTGGCGGTTGGCCATGTGTAAATTTCTCCAGATGCAAAAATCCCCGTTCAGCAGGGAATTTAATGGGCGAAAAAAAACCGCTTTCGCGGTTATGTCAGTCCCTAGATTGGCGCGATAGGCCAATTGATTGAGGCAGGAAAACCTTCCTGCTTATCGATGCGGTTCAATTCGATTCGATACAGCTTCCAGGCTTGCAGCCGTGCCGCCTCGTCATCGGTTGCCTTCCCCAAGTCTTGTGCATCCAACAGGGGGGCGATACGTATCGCCGCGACTTGCAACAGTTCGTCTCGACGCTGCATGGCTTCGTTACTCACCAGCTGTGCCATAACCTCAGCTGCATCTTCAGCCGTCAAACCCATCCCTTCCAAACTCTCTGCATCTGGATTGACGTATATCGACCCCTTGTAATTCACTGTTCTCACTTAAACGCTCCTTATGCGGAAATAGTTGTATATGCCTGGCGCGCCGTGTAGGAACCTGGCGCCAAGGTAAGCAAACTATCAAGTGTCGCCCCAGTGCCGAAACCAACAATAGACACCGTGCTGATATCAACCATTTTCGGCACACCAACATTGACAATTGTCGTCTGGGCTCCGCCTTTGCTAATGGTCGTCTGCGCGAGACTTAGCTGAATAAACCCGTAGTACGTGGAAAACAACGGAACGTCCTGAATCACGATCTCACACTTATGAAAAAACAACTTGAAGCTCACACTTTCGCCCACCCCACCATCACGAGAAAACAACCCGCCATAATCAGGGCCATACTGCGAAACGCCATTTGCCAGGCCGGTTTCTATTCGGCAGTCGGTGAACTTAATCGACATTTCTGTGATCGCGGAGAAACCACCACACACGTAGACATTCGAATCAGAAAAGCGCACCAACGCGCCTCGAACGACTGGTTTAGAGGCTTCTGTACCATACGGGATGAATAGAAGCGACATATTGTCAACATTGGTCCCGCCCAAGCCCCGACCGACCTCATAGACTTTTCCACGACGGAGAAAAATAGTGGCGGAGCCGCACAACATGACCCTGCCCACCGCAGCAGCAATGGTTTTAAGTGGCTTATCCGGAGTGAGACCGCTATTGGTGTCCAGGCCACTGGAGGAGTCGACATATAAAACCTTGTTAACTTCTGCTCGAACAGCCGCTGGCACCTGCTCAGTGGCCGCAACTACTTTCTGATCGATTAACGATATCTTTTTACTTACCGTATCCGTTAGTGCATTGCATGCCGACACCAGGCCGGCGATTACCGTTTCCAAACTCATCTTTTACACTCCTTGTAAAACGTCGTTTTTTCCAGTAGCCAAAGGCGAGGACTATTTAAGTTCTACGCTCATGACCCGAAACAACACCCCCATATGCCGCGCCATGTTATCAATACTTGCCGCGGCGAGCTGCGCAAACTCCCCTGCCATCAAGACATTAAGATTTTCATTGCCTACTACAACCGTCACACTGTCCGTCGGCAACGGCGAAATATCTAACGTAAATCGTTGAAGCACTCGAGTCGCAGACGCTTTATAAGTCAGCAACTTTCCCGCCACCGAGTAAATCGCCAGCAAGGTCCCACTGGCGAGATAAAAACCAAACTCGCCAATCTCATACTCGGCCTCGCCATCAAACAGCGCGGCCATCCTGAGTTGCCGGTCGCCCAAGTCCTCATAATCCACAATGGCGACACGCTGGCGTTCATCACGCAAGGCCACTTCCGTTCCGTCTGGGTTGTACCGGCCGGTACCGGCGCCGATGTGGGTAATTTCGCCTCTCAAACCCTGGTTCTTTGCCTGCAGCACTTCATCCAAACCTTTGGAGGTGAAGCGCACCAGGCGCGTAATGTCATCTGTCATGGCTGCGCCCTGAGGTCGTAGTCGTTAATGGTGTAGTGCTGGGCCACCCCAGCGCTGTTAAGTCGGGCAACCAACGCCAACTCCGGCAACGCGCCGTGCAGGCACAGCTCGCCATCGCTTAACGGGGCGTGGAGGACCTGAGTGAGCGCAAGCCGACCTTCGGTTTCATGCACGATGGTGATAGTCGCCAGGTCCCGCTCGCTCTTGGCTGCGTTGATACGACGGATCAGTCGATTGTGATCACCGCTGGACCAACTGCGACCGATGATTGCCTGCACGTCGAAGGTGTAAGGCTTCTCCACCGGACGCTGCTGATACCACGCGCTGATGTTGGGCGTGAACCCCAGCGATTCCACCGCATGACTCAATGCTTGGGGCGTGCCGGCCTGGCGTTGGATTTGCCAAGACAAGGCTACGGTGAGGCGCTTTTCGGTTGCGCTGGCGGCCGCATCCCACTCACTCACACCCCGGTCGGCGGCAAGGTAAGGAAGAAACTCAGTAGGCGTTTGCAGTGGGTTCATCAACGCCGGAAACGGCGGCATCACACGGTCGAGCAGCTTGCCAAACCCCAAGTCCAACGCCTTTTCCAACGGTGAACTGTTGGCGGGTAACAACGTCGTTTTGGGCTCACTCATAGCGTGCGCACCTCCACCTCGACACCCTTGCAATACGGCGCCTGGAACGCGGTGCTGATGATTGGCTCCAGCGGCTCAAGGATTTGCAGTTGCGCAGCGCCGGCGCTGTGAATCGCATAATCAATCCAGCTCGGATCCACCCGCCCTTCCAGCCGGTGACAAGACTCCGCGTAGTCCTGCAGCAGCTTTTGAGCGGCAACCTGGGTAAGCCCCGAATCCGGGCCAGCGTTGATCTTGGCGACCACGCGGATTTTGTACGGCAGGATTTGCGCGCCTTGCACACTGACCAGATCCGTCTCCGGCCGTACATCCGGCCGTGCGAAATGGCGACGAACGCCGTCAAGCAAATCGGCAGAAGGCGTGCCGTCGCCCTCACGGGAAAGCACGGTGACCATCACTTCGCCGGGCGCTGTTCGACGCCCATTGCCGTCTTTGACCTGGGCCGCATAGCCGTCCGGGTCAAAGGTGTAGCTGACGGTTACCACACCTGGCGTAGCGCTTTGCACCTTCACCGACGGCCGTTCGCCTAGAGTGAAAACCTCACGCCGATACTGCATTCGCGAACCTGCCGCCGGGGCATGCGGCGCCAGGTAGTAACGCAGGCGAGCGTCGTCATCGCTCTCCAATGTTGGCGGCACAGGCGGAAATGCCGCCGGGTCGCCAGGGTCGAGTACTTGGCGTTCCAGGCCCATATCGGCCAGGCGTGCATCCAGGTTGCTGCCGGTGGCCCACCACGCCAGCATCTGCTTGATGCGTGCATTGTATTTGCGCGCGTGGGTTTGCAGCCGCACACAAAACGCTTCCAGCGCCAGGGTCAGCAGCTCGCTTTCATTGTCGAGGCTGACCTTGAGTTTGGCCGCACTTTGCGGCGCTCGGGTGGCGACGTAGTCAACGACAAACGCCTTGAACTCGGCCAACAACGGTTCGAACTCGTCCACCGCAATGATGGCCGGTTCCGCCAGTTGGTTCTGGCCGGGGATCAGCATGCTCATGTCACGACCTCGAAGGTTTGTTGGCGGTTTTTCCAGGTGCCGGCGAAGCGCAACAACAAGCCGGCACCTTGGCGGGTGGCGACGATGACCTGGGGTTGGAAATCGCCGATGCCGTTCTGCGCGTTATAGAACGCTTGGGCGGCGTGGCTTTGGGCGAGAATCAGCAGGTCGTCGCCGAGGTTCTGGCCGAGCAGTTGCGGGATCTGCGAGCCGTACAGCGGGCGTTTTTGGCGAGTGCCCACGGGGGTGGTCAGCGCTCGGGTGGCGCGCTGCACGAATTGCAGCCAGTCATCAACGGCTGCGCCGGTGTTCCTGTCGATTCCGATCATGCGGTGTCCTTATCGGGGGCTGATGACGCGGCCTTGGTGGTCCACTACGGGGCCGCTGAAGTGTGCGCCGCCGGCATCGAGCAACAGGCGGGTGCCGCCGATTTGCAGGGTGATGCCCTGGGCGCTCATGGTCAGGCTGGCGGCGCCGACCTTGACGTCGACCTGCTCGCGGGAGCCGGTAAAGGTGGTGGGGCCGTTGACCCAGTTGAACGTGTGGCTGGCGTCGTCGTAATCGCTTTGAGTGCCGTCCTGATGGCGGCGCCGGGTCAAGCTGGCAACGCTGGAGACCGGCGGAAACTGACTAGTGTTCAGGCCGAACAAGGCCACAGACTGGCCGCCGCCTTCGCCGCCGCCGTAGTTGAGCAACAGGCATTGTTCGCCCACGGACGGAATGCGCGTTTCAGTCTGTGCACCGGCGCTGGGGTTGAAAAAACGGATGGCCGGCGTGAGCAACTCACCGTGGCTGACCTTGCAGGTATTGCTGGCGGCGTCGACCTCCTGACACACGCCAATGCGGCAGAAGCTTTCGGCACGCCGGTAAAGGTCTTCAAGCTGGGTTTCCATTTCCACCAGGCGCTCTACGATCGGCCCCAGTTGCATGCGTAACAGCGCGTCGAACATGGGCTACTCCGCCAGGGGTTTGTATTGATCGGGGTCGTTGATGTTCGAGACTTCCCAGGTGCGGGCGAACAGCGGTTGACCTGTGGGATCGGTGAGTAATACAGGTCCCAAGTAAAGGGTTTGGGTGAAGGAAACGGTCCAGGTGTCGTAGTCCGTTTCCGCCGTGGTGCGCACAGACGGCGCGGCGACGATATTCATCGGCAAATCACACTGTGCCTGCGGCAGGTTCCAGCGGTTATCCAGCACCAGGTCCATCAGTTGGCTGGCCAGGTCGCACGCATCAAATGGCAATGCCCCGGGCGCAACCATGGCCTTGAGCGAAAGGGTCAACGCGTGAGCCTTGCGCCCTTCTCGGGAGCGAATGCCGGGGCCATTGCCCTCGACCGTGATCAATACGCCGGTGTTATCCCCGGTGCCGTTAAAGTCCTGGTGATTGCCGATCTTCAGGTCCGGGAAGGCCGCTTGCAGCGACTCGCCAATGGCGAGGGGCAGTTGAGAGGGCTTTTCGATGAGCATCATTTTAAGTAGCGTCCTTGCAACAGTTACTGCGGGTCCTGACGGGAGTTTTCGTTGATTCCGATGCGCTTGGCCGCCCACCGCTCATACAGGCCGATGGCTACATCGGCACCGGCCATGGCAGTCAGGCAACCGATGGCGCCGGCTGTCCAGATCGACATGCCGGCGGCGTAGCACAGCATCAGCGCTGAAACGCCGCACACCATGCAGGCCCCGGAGCGCAGGGCCAGACGGCGGATCAGCGACCAACCCCGTGCGCCCTCTTTGTCGGCGCGCCACATTTCACCGGATACCCCGCCGATCACTGCCAATACGATGACCAGCCAGATAGGCATTTCCGCTAACGCTTGCTGTTCATTTGTCATGTCACGCCTCCTGGCTGAGCAATAGATAGTCCGTTTTTCATTTACAAATGCTTCGATAGGTAGGCATTCCAAAAAGCCCGGTCGCCCGGGCTTTTCAGTAATGCGGTCCAGATTCGGTCTTTCGGCGCTACTGGCGCGGTACGGACCTTTCCTCAATGTTTTTCCGACCACGATCCCTGTCTGCCGGATAACTGCTTCTGGTGCTTTACGCTGCACACCCGGGTCAGTTGCCAACCCTCTGAACCGTTATTAGGCCGGTTCATCGCTGCCTGTTTTTGAAGCGTTGAAACTAAAGAGCGTCGGCATCCTTGCCGCTGTTGCCTGGCATCCCTGCCATCGCTTCGATGGCGTCCTTGCCGATGTTGCGTGCCGTCCTTGTCACTTTCCTTGGCAGCATCCTTGCCGCCTCCACCACCTTGTTGGCTGGCTTGAGACGAAGAATATGCATGTATGCATATACAGTCAATGCACAAATGCATTTATTTTTGCCGTGGAAATGCATGCGTGCATTCGCGGCCTTGCGGGCAGAGGGCTTGGTGGTTTTCTGCAGGCGAAAAAAAGCCCGCGCAATGGCGGGCGTTGTCTTACGTAAGGAGGTTAACGGGCGTACATGCCCCACCAGAACACATGACCGAGGATGCTGATCTGCTCATCCTGGATATCCTGGAAACTGTAGTCCTCGTCCGGGTGTTCATCGCGATTGAAGCTGCGCAAGCGAATCCCGGTAGGCAGGCGGTAGAGCTGTTTCACCCGTAACTGGCCATTGTGGTTGATGGCATACAAATCGCCATCGACGATATCGCCAATGCCACTCTTGCCTGCGTTCACCCCGACCGTGGCGCCGTCGCGCAGCACCGGCAACATACTGTTGCCGCGCACCGTCACACACTTGGCCTGGTCGAACTGCACACCGTTATGCCGCAAGCTGCGCTTGCCGAACCGCAGGCTGGCCTTCTCGCTTTCCTCGATGACGAATCTTCCTGATCCAGCAGCCAATTCAACCTCGCGCAGAAAGGGGATCGACACCTCGTCATCATTAACGGGCGTGTCGTCGTCCCACAGGCTTATGTCCTTGAGTTCCGAATGCATCGGGTCGCGCCCGTCATCGCGCAAAGCCCCCGCCGCCGCGCGCCCGCGCAGGTGGTCGGTGCTGACGCGAAAGTACTCGGCGATGCGCGAGATGTGCTTGTCCGACGGGTCAACGATCTTGCCGCTGAGGATCCGCGAGAGTGTGGATTGAGGCACGCCGGTACGCCGGTGAAGCTCCGTGGGGGAGATCCGGTCGCGGTCCAGCAGTTCTCTTAAGACGATAGAAACGTTGCGTTTTTGCATAACGCGGATAGTGCCGGGAGTTTTAAGGGTTGGCAAATGCTAATTTGCATAATTTATGCAAATCAGAAAGCTACAGCCAAAATGTCAGTAAACGATGGGGGACTGGACACTCATCAACTTCAAAGTCTGAGAGGCTGTTATCAGCCAAAAGCAGTCATTCATCTGACCTTCAAACAAGGGGTATTTATACGGAGAACGACAATCGAGAAATTATGAGGCACCGGCGGTCGGACTCGTCTCAAGCACCGCTCTGGAAGGCCGATACCACAGGTGTTAATTTGCGCGGCTCCGGCCACGAACCGGAACCGCAGACAGGGATGTTTGGACGTCTTTCACGCCCAACCAGGCGTGCCTAATTTCTGTCATGAGTATCATCCGATGCTGCAAAGATCCCTAAGAACCCAAATCCTCGCGCTGCTGAGCGGCAGCCTGTTGGCGATGTTGCTGATTGCTTTGGCATGCTTTCATTTCCTGTCCAGCGGGGTGCAAAACTACGCCAACCTAATCGAAGGTCCGCTGCACACGTCGCAATTGATCGACGAAGCCAACCTGCAATTCAAGGTGCAGGTACAGGAATGGAAAAACGTATTACTACGGGGCAAGCAGCCGGCAGACCTGGATAAATATTGGAAGCAATTCGAAGAACGTCAGCGCGACGTGCAGGGGATCCTCGGCGAATTGGCTAACCAAAATGGCCTGGACGGCCAACTCAAGGCCCGCATCGAACGCCTGCGTGACGAACACCGTCAGCTGGGAAGCGCTTACCAGAAAGGTCGCGATGCCTATATCGCCGCGGGTGCAGACCCCACTGCTGGCGACGCCGCCGTTAAAGGCGTCGACCGTGCTACCAGCGACCAGATGAGCGAACTTGTCGGCGAACTGCGCAAACAGGGCACCGAGCAATCGACGCTGATCAGCGCTGCTGCAAAACGCACGGTGATGCTGGGGATTATCGTAATGCTCACCTCGGGTCTGTTGATCGGCCTGTTGAGCCTGTGGCTCATCAACCGCAACTTGGTTGACCCCATCCGCAAGCTGATCGACTACGTGGCGCAACTGAGCCAAGGCAAACTGACCGAACGCGTGGTCAGTAGCCGTGAAGACGAGTTGGGCAAACTGGCCATGGCCGCCAACACCTTGCGCGACTTTCTCGCCGAAACCTTCAACCGCTTGCAGCGCAGCGCCAAGGATCTGGACAGCGCAAGTGGCGAGTTAAACGCCATCGCCGGTCTCATGGCCAGCGGTACCAACGAGCAGTTCAACCGTACCGATCAGGTGGCTACGGCGATGAACGAAATGTCCGCCACCGCCCAGGAAGTGGCTCGTCACGCAGCCGATGCCGCACGCGCTGCCGATGATGCCGACCAATCCGCGCAGCAGGGCGAAAAAGTCATGCGGGGCACCATTCACACCATCACCCAAATGCGTGGCGAGATCGCCAACACAGCCACGGTGATCCGTCGCCTGGAAACCGACAGTGGCCGCATCGGCAAGGTGCTGGAAGTGATACGCGGCATCGCCGAACAGACTAATTTGCTGGCGCTGAACGCGGCGATCGAAGCGGCCCGCGCCGGTGAAGCCGGACGCGGTTTTGCGGTCGTGGCCGACGAAGTGCGAAGCCTGGCCCAGCGCACAGCGGCGTCGATCATCGAAATCAACCAGATCATCCAAACGGTGCAAACCGGCGCGGTGGACGCGGCTCAGGCGATTGAAAGTGGCCAGTCGCGCAGTGAAGAAAGTGTCGCGCAAGTGAATGAGGCCGGCGCCATGCTGGAGCGCATCACCCATGCCGTGGAAGCCATTCGCGACATGAACCGCCAGATTGCCACCGCCGCCGAAGAGCAAACCTCGGTGGCGGAAGACATCTCGCGCAACCTCACCGAAATCACCACGATTGCCAGCACCAACCTGGACAACATGCAGCGCACCGAAGCGGCAAGCCGCAACCTTCACGGGTTGTCAGGGCAGTTGAATGAAGTGACGGCACGCCTGAGTGCTTAGCCGGACCGTTAGCGGTTAGATCGGCTTCAGGCTGAGCAGTGTTGGAAGACCGAGCCCCGTATTTCATAGCCTTACACGGGGCAATGCTCAGACCAAAGACTCTCAGCATTTGCGTGACCTTGCGGCGGTGATACCTAATCGACGAAACGTAGGCTTTTTTTGCGGGCACGCTGGACAGCTTTTTTGCCAGGCTCTTTTGGCAGCAACTGCGTTAGATCCGATAATCGCGTCTCCGCTTTTTCGAGCGCGTTGATTGAGTAGCGCTGCCAAACCTTTTCAACTGGCCACAGGTCATGTTCAGTCGACCTCTCGCGACGGGCATCTTTTGTCCGTTTCCACTTGATCAGTCGATTGATCGGTAGTGGCCTAAAGCTGCTTTCACCTTTAAGCCACTGACCAGGGCTCTTATCTTCAGGTGATCATTGGCGGGGCGTATCCCCCCGCATAGGCCCGCTGGCAACTGGCAAAGCAAAGAGGCCCCTCTTTTCCCAGTTGCACCCACCCCAGCACCACGCTACCCTCCTTCCCGTCGCTGCCAATTCAGCGACCGGGCCTGAGAACCCGGCAAGATGCAGGCGCACCAAGCGCCCCCAAACCCGATTTGCAGGCGTTTTTTTTCGCCTCACAATTCGTGCAATGGCGGCTGTGCGTGGGAGACCTTCGGGTCTGCCGGGTTCCTGTATCTCCGGTTTCTCAGCCTGCGCACAGCTGCCACCCATTCGCCTGAGAACGAACGTGGTAGCTCTCCACTGATATGGGAGTTTTACCGATGACCGCTACAGATCCGTCTGCGTTAACCACCCTCGGCGTCACCCCCTTCTCCTTTCATTCCGACCAACCGCTATTCCGTGTCAACAGCGGTGTTTCCCTGCACGAAGCCTTGCACCATGCCTCCGACCTCCTCCATGTCGCCAAGCAGCTCGCAGAAGATGCGGCGATGACCAGGGAGACGGACCGTTACGCCTGGGCGTCGCATTACTTGCAGGAGATGGTGAAAGCGGTGGTTGATGATGCAGTGAAGGTGTTGGATTCGCCCGGCAACATTCAGTAAGGGGCAACCGTAAAAAAGGGCGGCGCTTTATATAAAGGCACCGCCCTTTTTTGTGTTTTACCTGGCCGTTTGCGACCTGCGAAGGGCCGACTTCACGTGTTAACCTTGCGCCCATCGCAACAAATGCTGGGCCAAGCGCCCAATGCCGTTTAGTTAAGCGCCCCCGATTGGGCACGATGTTGAGCTTTCGAACTTCAGCGATGCAGGGGCTGCGGCCTGCAGGTACAGCGCGGCGATCCCTTCGCAGCCTCGCTAAGGCTCGACAGCTCCCACATTCGGCCTGCGTCGTTTGGAAGCCTGCGCTGCGCAACTGATCGACACTGGACCACGCGCGCCCTTTGCCCCATCACTTTCAACGAATTTGCCTACTATCCAATGAGTAAAAACACGTCCGATCTGTCTTCCCACACGCCGATGATGCAGCAGTATGGGCTGCGTTGGTTTGCAGGCCGTGAAATCCGCGGGATTGATAGCTTTTCTGTCTAAAACTCTAACGGTAGATAGCGCGTTTTTCGATCAATGAATACGGGGTAAGCTAAGGTAGTATTAGACACAGGTTAAATCAACGGAATGAGGTGCTCCATGGGGTGGAACAGTCACGTAGATCATGAGTTTCACAGCGATATCCAGGACTTGGTAGATGAGGGGCTTCTGGAAGAGGGGTCTAGAGAGCACGGCATTGCACTTTTTGCTTGCGATAATGGATACGAAAATTTGTCACCCGCACAAAAATCCGTCTTTGATCGGTTCGTACTGCCTTCCTTGAAGCGCCGCAAGCAGCAGTTGGAGATTCAGCGGATCATCGACTCCAACCCAGAGTAATGACCCTAACGTATGCCCGGCAAGTTTGCAGGGCGGTCAGTTTTTGTTCAGGGCCAGCCTGCTGGCTACGTCGCTTTACAGGCCCGTAATTGGCCCGTCCTGCCGATCGAACACAAACCCAAAAACTCAGAACAAAAGCGGGCTGCCTTTTCAGGCTTGGCCAACTTCCTCCAGCGCAGCATCCCCTCGAAGTCTGACCTCTTCTTTTATCTCCGCAATGAGCCTGGCAATTGCGCGACTTGATCCCAACGTTTTTGGATCAACCCCGGCGACCGTCAACAATTCCTGCTGAGTCATAGGGTCGATCAGCTGAATGTTGAGTGAGTCATACCTGATCGAGCACACGCACCTGGTGGGAAGGAACGTCGTCTCAATTATATGGCGTAACTCTAAGGTAGAGATCATCACGTGACCCTTTAAAACCAATGGATAGAGGCCTTTCGGCGCGGCGATGTGGCTTAGGGAACCTAAATGTAAAAACGTTCAAGTTAGTACATGTTAGTTTGATTTTTGAGACGTGGTTCACGCATCGTAGCCACCCTGGCAGCCGCCGGTCGCATGGCCATGGAGCTTAGAAGGCAAAAGCATAGTTCGCCTGCTGCTACGCTGTTCACTCCACCAGAGGTACGCCAATGCCCAATTCAGACCTGCTCCCTTCCCTGCTCTCCAAACTGTACGAAAACCAGTTGGCCCTTGAGGCTTCCATCATGGAGCTATCGAACTGGGTAGAGCAACGTGGCTCCGCCGATGTAGCCGAGAACGTGCGCGGCGCTCTCCACACCATTGATGAGAACGAGGAGTTCATCAAGCTGACTCTGGCGGTCCTCATGTCGCCCGAGTGAAGTTGATCTGGCGCTGAGCGCATCACTACTTGCAAGCAACCGACCACAGCTGATCGAGCTTCGTGGTGTAGCTCTGGCTCATCATTTCCCGGCGCATTCCCCAGTCGGGGTTCGTCGGCACACTGGCCGACCGCAGCGTTCCCCTTCCCCACCGGTCGTTGATCTGGTCCAGCACGGTCATCACTCGGGTGGCCTCGGCCGGCTGAGACACCGCGAATAGATCGTCCGTGTATTCGCCTGGCTGGCACAGGTTGAGCAACATCACCTCGGCCTTGCTGTATTTGAAGCCTGGGCGAAAAATCCGATCAAGGGCATCGACTGCGGCCTTGGTCAGCAGGCGCACGTCATCAGTCGGATACGGCATATCCACCACTACCCCACTGGCATACTTGGCCTCCTCCGGATTGAACATGCCCGTTCGGATGCAGACACGGACCTTTTTGCAGAGCGAGTTCTGCGCCCGGAGCTTTTCCGAGGCTCGCATCATGTAGGTGGCCACCGCCTCCTTGATCGGCGGCAGCTCGGTCAGGCGCTTTCCGAACATCCGGCTGCAGCAGATTTCCTGCTTGGGTGGGTCGGGCTCGTCCAGCTCGAGGCATGACGTGCCGGCCAGCTCCCGCGCAGTCTTCTCGATCACCACGCTGAATTTCTTGCGGAGCGTCCAGGGGTCGGCCTTGGCCAAATCCATCGCTGTCTTGATGCCCATCGTGTCCAGGTGAAGTTTCATCTTTCTGCCAACACCCCACACCTCCGAAACGTCGGTGTTGCGCAATACCCAGTCACGCTTTACCGGGTCGGTGATATTCACTACACCACCGGTCTGGGCCTGCAAGCGCTTCGCTGTATGGTTGGCCAGCTTGGCCAGGGTCTTCGTGTGGGCCATTCCGACGCCCACCGGGATTCCGGTGCACTGAAAGACCCGTGCGCGGATCTGGCGCCCGAGCACATCCAGGCCGGCAATACCGGTCAGGTCGGCGAAGGCCTCATAAATGTAAAGAAAAGATGTCAACCCATGGACATGAGTGGAAGCGGCGCTAACTCTAGTTTTTCGCTGAATAAACCGTGTCCATAGATATCCACCTATGGAGTGCTTTCAGAGTCTAATTTGTCCATACCGAAATCTGCGGTCGACTGCGAACAGCAACTCTTCTGGCCTGATGGAATCATTCATGACAGGCAGCTATGAGCCAGCCGCGCGGTGGCCGGTGGCAACTCGGTGCATGGCGTGAAGCGAGCTAGGATTCAAACTATCCAAGGCAAGACCCGGGCCCTAGATGGTCACTAGGCCTAGGCGATGCTTGATGCGCTGGATAATACGTCGGTGAGAGGGCTACGTGATGGGGCGATTCTAGCCGTGTTGCTAGGCCTGCGCCGCGAAGAAGCTGCTCAACAGCACGTCAATCACATGGTAGAACGCAGAGGCATCCGGCACCTAACGGTCCAGGGCAAGGACCGCATGGTGATGCCTGATCGAGATAGAAAGTCTTGCGAAACTCCCGCAGGCAGTACACGTACTGTCAAATTAATTCTCGTTAATGGATGTGGTAAAGTCGAAGCGTCCTGATCTGATTTCATCTCGAAAATTGTCGCCGTATTTCTGTTCCCAAAACTTGATGTAGGGCGTCAGAACCATTCGCAACACCAGCCACCACAGCATGACCGCTGCATCACCCTTGAAGACGTGGGCAGGCACGTATCCATGGGACAGGTGGTTGCGCATGTCCCCATACACTTTATCCAATAGAATAGCCCGTAAATTTCCGAGTAGCGGCGCCCCCAGATCAGCAATCAGCAACTCTTCATCGAGCAGGGCCTTTAGGCCGTCTCGCTCCTGAGAGTTGTCCGGGTATCGCTTTGAAGGCTCCTTCTCGAACTGCTTTAAGCGATAACGCAGGGAGTTCTCTAACTGGGGGATGAGATAATGGACTGCCGAAAGGTAATCGCCATTTAGTCCCGCCACCAGACCACGCGAAAAGAACTCCTGATGACCATCCGGTACTAGCGGGTTTCTCGCCAAGAAAGAGTCCAAGATCTCCTCATGAAAATAATATTTGCTCGCAATACCGTCCAAGGCGGGCAGGATTCTGGCATTGACCTCTAATGTATGATCGTTCCGTAGGCTCTGCATAGCCCAGTCATGGGCGGTATCTGCTTGCGCGTCCTCGCCTTCGGCAGCACTTGGCGTAACCGCGACTGTCATCCCCTCATGGTCGATATGAATCCCACCGAAATCAGCCAACAATGGATCCAAGCTCGATCCGACAGTATCTTTTAAGGTTTCAAGATCAGAAGGTTTTGATATGGCAAAAGCGAGTCGGAAGATCGAGTCATACACGTCTGTCCCTTCAGTAACCTTTTCTGCATGCTCGGCATATTCACGCAGACTTCCGAATGAATGAGAGAAAAGCCCCATCTCATGTTGGATATCACGTTGTGCCTCTCTCAATTCCTTGTAGAGTTCGTCTCGCTTAGACCGCGTACCCGGTATGCGCTCTAGGGCTTCGATGGCCTGCATGTAGCAGGACGCGGCGATAGAACCTTTATGCACCCGCGCTTCCGCTTCGTGGCACTCGGCAATTAGCTGGAGGATTTGATGGGAGCGTGGTTTGTCCCCATGACAGCTTTTGAGTGATGTCTCGAGAACTGAAACTGCAATCCGATACTGTTTACTATCAAAGAAATGTCGATGTGTTTCGAGCGCCTTGGCATAGAGGAAATCATCATCTTTTATACGGTATTCCCAGCAAAGCCTCAGCAGATTGACGTCAGAGCGCAACAGTTCGTCCGAAGCTAAAAGCTCATTCATGTAATCATATACAGCGCTACGGTCTGTCAATTGTCGTAGCGAAGCAACGAGCATTAGCGCGCGCTCAACCCTGGCAAATGCGGGAAAGTTTCGTCCGGCCTCAAACAGTCGCTTGGCAGACTGTATGTATGCGCTGACAGCAATCTTTGGCTGCTCCTTGTCACGCACTTCCAGCCATACCAAATCGCTGAGTCGAGCCCGCAACTCATGGTTTTTGATAAGAGGAGTGGCATTAGCGAGCGCTTGCATTGCCTTGCTATTGAAGTCGCCGATACGCGCGCTTGTCTCTCGCTCGGTACGCCATAGGGGCCTGAAGGGGACCCTCTTGTCACTAGGGTGCAGCATCATCGTTGCCGCGCACTGTAAGACGAACGCGGCAGGCTCACCTGCGAAATCAGCCAGCTTGACAGCCAGATCATGGCATTCGAGGATGTTCTCTGCCTCGAATCCTGTGAAGAACCGCTCGAACTCCTCCGAAGTTACTTCCTGTTGCTTCAAATCCATATTTCCTCCTAGGCAAGAACGATATCTCGGCCATTTGCTCAAAACTAACCGAACTGAAGTTGCTTGATGCGCTGGTAGTCTCGTAAAAATATCTCATGTAGCCTTGGGCCTTTCCTTCCTGGAGAAGGGCCAGTCGTGTACACCCACGACTGCCACCTCAAAGCTTCCTCGACCCGCGCGGATCCAATGAAATTATATTTGACGCAGGCATGCGGACTGAAATGAATATGTTCAACGGTAGCCAAGGGATATCTCTGTAAGAGCAAGCGTCAATGTCCATGGGCGCCCTATCTAGCTTTGGGCGTCCATAGTATGCAACTTATTCTTATCAATGCTGTAGATCTCGACGGCGGGCACCAGGCGCTCGATCACCGTCATGACCCGCTCAAAAGCCCGCTGGCACCTGGAACGAGCACAGGGGCAATTTGACGCCACCGGCACCTATCGGGCCCAAAATATTGAAGCCCATGCCGCGCGCCCTTTACAAAATCTGTATGAATGTACAGTTAACATCGGGCCGGGCGCGCGATCAATTTCGTGTAAGAGATATCTGACAAGCGGGGCAGGTTGCCCCGGGTCGTCTGCATATGCGACGCCAGCGCCAGGGGTTCATCGACGCCTGGGCCCGCGAGTAACGTAGAAAATCCAAAGGGAGCTCCCATTCAGCTGTGTTAGTTTGGAGGGATACACCGTTTAAAGAGTTGGCCCAATGAGCACCCCAGATCCCAGAAGCATCGCGATGGCAGACGCATTTACGGCGATAGTCCAATCCTTAAAGGGTGAGTCAGATAGAGGAACGATAGTTTTGGCTGCTGCTTGGCTAGATGACTCACTGACAAAGATATTACGTGTTTATTTCAATACCTCTCCGTCCGAGAAGAACAGCATTTTTTCACCAGGCCAAGCCATTGGTGATTTTGGAACAAAGATAAAGATTGCGGCAAAGTTGAATCTAATAAACAGTCACATCGAAGATTCTCTTTCAATATGTAGAAAATTGCGCAACGAATTTGCTCACCTTGCGAGCGAGTTATCATTCCAAACGCCTAGCGTAAAGAGCAAGATTGAGAATCTTTTCCAGCTGAATCACAGCATCATCGATGCCATGGGTGAGACATTCGATGAACTGATGAATGCTGCTGACGAAGCAGGCAAAGCCTCTATCAAGACCATGCGTGATCAACTCGGCGCGAAAGAGCTATTTCGCTTTTTGTGTGGCTCCCTAAGTAGTGGCTTGGCCGGATTGGAATTCGGACTTAAGGCTAGCGCCCCTGATTACGACTTAGAGTTATTGGCTGATATTGAATAATTAACAGTTTTGGTGGTTTGATCACGCCCATTCGTACCTCGGGCGTTAACACTGATCAGAATCAAACTTCACCGATTGGTGGTTCGCCCGCTAGCCAGCAGCTTCGGGTTGCTCAGTTTCCAGCAGTTCCCCTTCAACTTGCTCAGGTTCGACCGGCTGCTCGCCCGCCGCATCAAGCTGCTCGGCCTCGGCTATTTCCTGTGCCTGACGTTGCATCTCTGCCTGGTGTTGAATTTGGCGCCAGCGCGAGATCTGCCGGTCAACCGCCTGGTCGTAATCAGCCGCAGACATCTTGTGCTGTGGGAAGTCCTGTACGGCATCCCATGCGCTCTGGTCGAGCCGTAGCACGTCGCGGTGCATGGTGTAGCGGAGCTGGTCGTGCAGAATGGACTGAACAACGCCAGGAAACACATCAGGAGCAGCATCCTTCGGCAGGCCGATCAGCTTCATTGAGGCGTCAAATGCAGCTGCCTTTGCGGTGAGTGGCGTCTGGACGTCCTGCAGCGTTCGGCAATTTTGGACCGACTGATCCACCATCGCGCGCAGCGATATGCAGTCAATCTGGGCGCCCTTGAGTCGTTCACTGCTGTCGCTCAGCAACTTGACCAGGGTCTCGTAAACATGGATCACCGCCTTGCTGGGCGCTTTTGCCGCAGTAGAGCGACACGCGGGACACTCGCCGTCCTGGCGCTGCCCGGCGGGGCCGAACCAGCCACAACCGCATGAACAGAGCACCTGGCCGTCCAACGGCAGCGGGTTCAGCGCGCGGATTGGCTCTCGCTCACCTGGTTTCAGGCGGTCTGAATCAGTGAAAAGTGTCGGATCTGGAGATTTTCCAGGCATCTGGAGTACCTACTGGGTGGGGCCTCACGGCCGGATTAAGTGGGGTGCGGCCCCTTTGCCAGCGGGCCGCTTTCGATCAACTGGCGAGCTGGTCCCGGTCCTGGGCCAGCTTGGCCAGCTCCTGCTTCTTGCGTTCGGCGCTCATTCCTCCGAGGCGTACCGCTGCCATTTTGGCATTGATGGACTTCACAGTTGGCTTCGAAGCCGCGGCTGCCAGCGGCTTGGCGGTGTCGCCAGCCTTGAGCCAGGCCTTGAACTCCGGCATTTTCATCTCGGTGACGTCGCCCACGCTCCAGTCCTTGTCGAAGTTTGACTTGTAGGCTTTGATCGCCGCCGTCTGGCTGGTGTAACCCAGCATGACCTTGTGCTCATCAAACTTGCCTGAGCCTTGGTCTTTCTGGTCCACGACGAACACACGCTGACTGAAAGGCTCAGGACCGACGTACACGTCAACCTGGTCGCCATCAGCACCGGTGGTGCGCTTGATGTAGCCGTAATGGTCGGACATGGAATGCGACCACTCCTTGCCGTTCGCATCGACGCCTTTCCGCTCAGAACCGCGTGGGTTTTCGATGGCGATGTTCAGCCCCTGCAGCTTGATATGCCCCTTGCGATAGTTGCCCGCTTCCTTCTGGGCAGTACTCGGTTCAGGCAGATCGTTATCCGGAGAGGTAGCGGCACTTCGAGCAGCGAGGTCCAGCGCTTTGGCAGGGGGCAAGGCGGCTTGATCGTCACCAGCCTCCGGCAGAACGTCACCGGGCTTGGCGCCATCCTTGTCGCCATATTGCTCCGCCTGGTCCTCGTGCAGCTTTTCAGCGTACGCATTAGCGCTCTCGGGGTTCTTGAACATACCGAGGTGCTTGCCGGTGCGCTGATAAGTCTGGATCGCCTCGTCGTCCGACATGATCCTGCCGTCATCGCTTACTGTGGGAATGAGCACTTCCTTGCCATCGATGCCGATCGACATTGATCGAACGGTGCTGATCGAGCCGTCTGCGTTCCTGACCGTGGGCCTGGCGTTCAAATCAATGTTGCCCGCAGTGATTTGCCCTGGCACAGGTGCTGGGGAGGTGCGATCAGCCCCTTGAATACCAGCAGCGACTGACGCGCGCGACGCCTCGGGCGGGGTTGGTTGTTGTTCCGACTCATCGCCTCCCAGGGCTGAAATAACAGCACCCGGTGCAGCTATTTGCGACGGTGCCTCGATCGCGGGCATCGGCTGAACGTCTTGAGCCTTCGCAGCAACTTCGGGCTTGAGCAGGCGCTCAGCTACAGCGTCATCCGAACGAGCGTGCAATCGATCACGGGTGCCTTTGTAGCCAGCCGCGATAGTCTTGCCGGTCAACGCCAAGAACCGCCCGCCCATAAGATCAGCAAGCGCTCCGCCCGCCCTTTCCACCGCTCCGCTTTCATCATCAACTTCGGCCATTCGCCGAGCGGTAGCGCTATTACCGGTTGCTCGCTGGCGGAGAGCAGTCGACGCCACTTCCTGATCGAGCAAGGTGTTCCAGCGGTCCCGCGCAGCCTTATTCGGCAACATTGCGCCGATTTTCTCGCGCATGTTCCGTGAGTTGAGATCTCGAACAACATCCGAATAGGTGCTGGTCTTGCTGCCCATTTTGCCGATCACAGACGAAACCGCGCCGGTCGCGAAGCCTTCTCGGTCGGCAGGCGACATTCTACGGAACGTGTCTGCGAACTCCTCGGGACTCATTTTTTGATTGAAGATCAGATCGCGCCCTTTCTCCGTTGCCCCCATATAGCTGGAGTCGTCAGACCAGACTTTCCGCGCTTTGGAATAGGTGGGGCTGTGCTCATCCATGATGCCGAGCAGCTTGTTTTTGATGTTGATGATGTCGCCTGCCCGGCCCTTCTCCCCCGACCGCATGAACGCGCCAATCTGGTCATCGAGGTTTTTCTTCATGATGTCCAGGTCGCCGGTGCTGGGCACATCCTTGACGGTGAACGTTCCATCGTCGGCCAATTCTACAAACTTCCCGTAGAACGGGCGGCCTTGGTTTCCAGCGCGCGTCTTAGCATCACGGAATGCCGTCTGCATAGCCGGGCGGGCCATTAACTCCTCAAGCTCCTTGGTCCAGGGCACCGGTTCTTTGTAAGCCTGCTCGTATAAGGGCGCGGCCGCTTTGGCGCGCTCTTTCATCGTATCTTCAAGGGCACGGTAGGCACTCCGGCGCTGTTCTGGTGTGCCGCCGGCGGCCATATCGTCGGCGACCTTCGACATCGCATCGCCCTCACGCGAGCCCGGTGCAGGCGGCTGCCAAATAGTCATCTCCTTGGAATCGGACATAGCCACCGGTTTGTCACGGCCACGACCTGCGCCGGTCAGCCTGTAGAGTTGCTCAGCTACGCGATCAGGTTGAGCTGCCTGGCGTTCATTCAGCGCAGGGATGATCTTGGTGCGCCCAGCACCTGGCGTATTCGCTACACGCTCCAGAAGGCCTGCTACGTTCTCGCCCCCAGCGTCGACGGGCAGAGCGGCCGGGTTTTCTTCACGCATGGCCTGAACCCGACGCTGCCACTCCTCAAGGCTAATGCCGTCTCGCTCAAGCGCGCGCTGAAGTTGACGGTTTGCCGAGTTCTCTGATGAAGTCAGCGCACGCTTGACGGCGCCGGCGGCTACTGCTGCCACAGGTAAAGCACCGCCTACAACACCCCCGAGTGCCGCCCCTTCCACTGCGCTAGGAATGCGGTCAGCGAGATCCCCCTGGCCTGATCCCAGGCCATACAACCCGCCGTAAGCCGAACCGGTGGCTGCCGACCGACCAATAACTTGCGCGGTCGTGGGAGCTGCCGCTGCCGAAGCGCGAGCCGCCAGGCCTGGCAAGGCAGTGGTACCGCCGCTGGCAAGCATTGGAACAACACCACCGACTAATCCGCCGCCGATATTTGCAACCGGATGCTGGTCGCGTGAGGCCGCATCAAGGTTGCGCTCGCCCGCGACGTTCTGGTCATATCGCTCCCGCCAGGTCTTGCCTGGGTTGCCGGTACCGATCAATGGCTCCAGGGTTGCCGCAAGGCCGCCGGAAATTTCGTCAGCAAAACCGAAGGTCAGGCCGTCATTCAGGCCTCGCAAGCCCGCCCGAAAAGCGCCGACCTCTGGTGCTGCTGGCTTCTTTGGTGCGTCCGCGGCGGGCGCGCTCATCTTGGCCATCTGGGAGAACACTTCTTGAGCCTGCTCCGGGGTGGCTCCATCGGGCATCTCGAAACGAGCAATACGGCCGTCCGGCATCTCAAACTTTGCGATTGGCATGACTTGCTCCTTATTCGAAGCCGAGGAATTTGGCACCGTGAGGGAGTTCAGCAGGTGATGCCTTCGAGGTTGTTGCTGGCTGACGAGTCGGTGATCCAGCCGAAGGCATACTGAGGCCGCGCTGCTGGTCGACCTGCGGAATGACGGTGCCGATATCCAGTGGCTCAGCACGTGCATTATGCCGGCGCTGCTGGATCATGTTGGTCTTGAGCTCCATTGCCTTTTCGTTCAGTGCACGGATTTCAGTCAGGCGCTGCTGCACCAGCGCCGGATCGTTGATGTTGGTGATGAGCTCATTCCAGGCCCGCTGGGCGTCACCGTCCGTCTGCACACCTGCATTGAGTCGCAGACTGGCGTTACGTAATTGCTCCAGTGTCGAGTTGAGCGAGCCGTAGTTCCTCGACTCCTCGGTACTCATGCCCATCGCGTTGCGCGCCGCTGCGAGTTTGTTATTGACCGGGCCGAGGTTGAGCTTCCCGGATGTGATCTGCTCACCGATTTTCGACAACTGATCGTTCATGGTTGATGCGGCGGCGATCGCCTCCAGATCCTTGTCCTCGGCTTTTTGAACTGGCGCCGCAAGCGGTTTGCTCAGTTGATCTTTCGGGGCCAACCCCATTTGCTGACCATACCGCAGCGCGGCCTGCCTGTTTTCAGGGGTGTTGAAAACTCCGCTCAGCAGTTTGTAGCCGGACACACGGTCAGCCAACTTCTCAATGGGCACCTCGAGCACTTCGTCGTCAGCATCGTTCGCTGTGCCACGATTCTTGGTCATGGGCGCGGTGTATTTCTTCCCGTCATCACCGGTGACTTCCAGCTCAAACACCACCGTGCCCTCGGTCTGGCCGGGCATCACCTGAACAATGCGTTTTTTGCCGCCGCCCCCCTTCTGGATGTCAGGACCGAACACCCGATTTACAGCATCCAAGGCTTCCGGGGCATTGGAGTTGAGCTCTCCGGTGAATACTTTGCCGGCGGTGGCCACGTCGCCTTGCATCGCGGGAGAAAGGACGTGCCGGGGGTCCATCCATGGGTTGCGCTTGAAGACTTCGAGGTCGTTGTCATCTAGGTCACCGCCGGCGGCGATTTTGGCATAAGCCGATTTCGCTGTGAGCGCATCCTGCTGTTGCATATCCGCTTTGTCCTGCCGGCCGATCTGGCGGGTCAGCTGCTGTTGCTGAAGGTCAAAGCGCTGATCCTCGCGCTGCATCCTCGCCGCCGCCTGCCGTTGACCGGCCACCTGAAGGCCGTAGGTTGCCTGGAATTGGCGATCCTGGCGCGCAGCGTTATCGGCATCGCGCTGGTGGAGGTATTGACGCTGGGCCTGAGTGTCAGTGTAGTTTCGCTGATCAGTTTCCCGGCGATATGCCAAGTCGTCTTTGCGCAGGCCCATCTCCTGCTGCTGGATCTCGCGACCGTATTGCCGGTCCTCTGCCTGTTGAGCGAGTTGAGCCTGCTGGAGTGCTCGCTGGTCCTTCTGCGCGAGGAGATTGCTTACCAGGCCAAAGCCTTGGGTGAAGCCATCCATTCCGCCACGGGTATCTAATCCGCCTGCCATTGTTGTCTCCCGACAATAGTATTTCCCGGACATCACTCGGCAGGATGACTGCTGTAGTCCAATGAAAAAGGTTGTTTGTGTTCACCGCTCCAGTTCATGCGAGCGGTTTAAAGCGAGCGAATCTATGCTTCCGCGCACATCCTCTACCCGCTCCGTAACCTGATCTAATCGCTCTACATTCAGGTCTGAGGCAACCCTGATCAGCTTAGGTAGATCTTTCCTCAGCAGCTGTACCGCCTGACGGAGCAGCAAGTAAATGAGCAGAAGCAAGATGGCGATAACCCAAAGCGCAAGTTCCATGAGCGATTCTCAAAGAAATAAAAATTTGAGTGTAGCGCAGCTATCTACATAAACGACCCAGCGATGTAGCCAATCCCCGCTCCGATTGCCGTACCAACAGGGCCAAAAGCTGAGCCCACCATGGCGCCTGTTGTAGCCATGCCTACCTGGCTGGATTGAGTATTGGCCTTGGCTTGCTGATTCATCTGGTCCTCGGCAATCTTGGCTTGCTGTTGCTGTTGAGACAGCTGCGAGAGGCCTTGCATGGCTTCTCCCTGTATTTCCTGCTTAAGACCAATCAGTCCATATCCCATAATTTAACTCCCAGATTTCAATCCGCTGAGGCCCATCCCGCCAGCCATGATTTGCTCTTGCAGGTCGCGCGCCGAAACGCGGGCGTTGTTGCTCGCGTCCACAGTTGCAGATGCTCGGCCGAGTTGCATCTTCCGGTCCTGGGCGGCCTGCTGGGCGGGTGACAGCATCAAACCCATTCCCTGCTGCTGCATTTGCAAACCCTGCGCTGCGCTATCAAAGCTTTTATTTACCGAATCGGTGGCGGTTGCAGCCTGCTCGCCTGCGAAAGATTCGCTGGTGGCGATGTTGGCCAGCTTGTCGACGTATGGTTGAAAACGAGCTTTCCAATCGTCCCACTGGGAGCGACTCAGTTGGCCCAGCACCGTGGAAGCACCTTGTTTTCCAGCGAACGCTGCATTCGGATCGACGTAGTAAGGCATTAGGCATACCCCCCAAAATTGGCGGCGCCGTTGGCGCTGTCGTAGATATTCCCGCTCAGCCCTTTAGGATTGAGGACGGTTGAGTTGGCCACATTTGTTTTGGCTGGGGCCATGTTGTTAAGCCCATAGGCTGCGCCGCCAGCAACAGCTCCCATAGCGGCACCTGCAAGTTGCAGGTTTGCAGACTTGCGATTGAAATTCGTAAACGCTGCGGACTGGGCGTCTTGAGCCGCTTGGTTGGCGACGGTGTTGAGGCCCGCCTGTGCCTGGGATGATTGCCCTTGGCCGATCGCTGCCACACTGCTGAGCCCGGCGATTTTCTGCCCTTTCTGTTCGAACTGTGCACGGGCCATGGTATCGCCGCCCGCCGCACCCACGCTTGCGGCCAGATCGGCCTGGGCACCGACGGAGCGGCCGCTGTTTGGATTCAAGCCGTACTGCTGGGCCATGCCTTGGTCGACCTGCTTCAGGCCCGACGCCAGTGCTTGTTGAGTTCCCGCGTTCGCCTTGCCGCGGACGTAGGCCATGCTGCCGGCCGAATCCATGTCATCCACGCGCTTCATGTACGCGTTTTCAACCGGCGCCAGCCTTTCCTGGGCGTAGTTCCACTTTTCCGCAGCCACTTGAGCGGCATACTTCTGTTCTGGCGTGTCCTGTATCGAATTATCGGTTTTTCCACCACCGCCACTCATTGTGCACCTCCCTTGATCAATTCCTGGTTGTAGGCGGAAAAGGTCTCGTCGTGGAAAAACCGACGTATGCCGGCGGAAACCTCGGCCATCCAGGCGCTCCCGCCGATGAGGTAGGCGCATTGCACCACCAGACCAGTGAGCTGATCCCGCAAGACAAAGGCCAAGCTACGACCGTGGTGGTCCCCTTCTCTCTCCAGGGTGACGCTGTCGCGCCAGTCTTGGAGTGCCCCTGCCATCAGCGGGCGAACGAAGTGTTCGAAGTGGCGGTAGAACGGATTGATGGGCAGCTCAATCAGCGCTAGCCAGAACGCCTGGTAGACGTCGTTGGGGGTCAGCGGTTTATCACCGTCCACGATGTCATCCAGGGTCTGCGAGATAGAGAACAGCGTCTCGCAAAATGAGATTGCATCAGGGTTGCCCTTGAGTACCCGGGCGAGCAATTGCTCTTGTGTTTCGATCATTGATAAGCCCTCACGCGAAAAGTCGGGTCAGATCCGCCTGACGCAATTTGATCGTTGCGTCCTGGCCGGTGCCGGGTTTGAAAATGATGGACAGCCGAAGCTTGAGGCTGGTGGGCATCTCCGACAGGGCAAGCGTCTGCGTGACAAGCGTGCCGGCAATGGTCCCGATAGGCATTGCGTGATTTAGCTCCTGGTTCTGCCCGATCTGGGCAACGGTGGTGCCGCTCGCTCCCACAGCCACGATTTGGAGGGCCACCTGCAGCACACTGGTATTCACGCTGATGAACTCCCAACCAGCCACCGCACGCAGGCGTTGACCCACTGCGAGTTTCGAGACGTCCACCGACTGTTCTAAAGTCAGCGTCGGTGTGGTGCCGCTCGGCATACCGGTAATCCGCAGAACCTGTTTGAATCCAAAATCTGCCGCCTCCTTTGAAGCGGCCACGGCCAGGCCGTTGAGGTCCGACCCCAGCAACGTGCAGGATGAAGCCAACTGTCCGGTGGCATTGCTACCGCCACCCAGCACACCGTTGGTACCGGTTAGAAGCGAGTTAGGAATCAAGCTGCCGCCGGGAACCAGCGCCGCGTCGTAAGCAACGTTCGCGGTTGGGAGCACTGCCGGAAAGGTGAATAGGCGTTTCAATGGCTCAGCGACCTTGCGGCCAATGATTCGCGCGCCTGCCGCAGTGGGATGGAGACCATCACCTGTAAGTCCGCCCAAAGGCCAAAAATTCGAACCGGATGCTGGGTCAACCATTTCGTCCCAGGGGTTCACCACCACCACGCCCAGGCTGGGTGCAACGTTTAAATACCAGTTGTGGACTGCAAAATGGTTCGCGGTCTGCTGCGCAGGGAGCCCAACGTTAGCGCCCATTACTGGCGTTTCAGCAATGGCAATGACTATCTTGCCCCGCTTGATCAACGCCGAGTACATGTACTCCAGATTTCGAATCGTCTGTTCCAACGTCATGCCTTTGATCCGGTCGTTTCCGGTACCAAAATGCACCATCACGTCAAAGACATTGCTGTTTGCGATTACATCAGTTTGCAGCCGTGCCAGCATTTGCGAAGTGGTGTTGCCGTCGATCCCTTTGTTCAGGGACAGCGGAAACGCGGCAAGGCCGCCCGTTTCAGAGACAGCCCAGTCGGCAAAGCCTACGTTGCCCTTGGTGCACTGAAACGCGCGGCTATCACCGAGCACCAGCACATCAGTGAGCAAAGGCTTGTAGAGGCGAGCCAGCGCCTTCTGCACGGCACCATCAGCCAAACTGCCCTGGTCCGCTGTCGCCGCCCCGATATCGCCGGGGGTAACTGTAAGTTTACCGTTCTCATCCGGTACAACGTCATTGAGCCTCTTGACCGTTCCGGCCCCGCCACCAACGCCGCCGGAACCCGCGATAACTGCGAGCCTGGCCGGGCATGCGGCCATGGTGACCGTGCCATACCGGTCAGTAAGCGGATATTTGCCGTCTTTGTTCGGCCCGCCGTTGGCTGAACCCGTGGCCCAGTCTGCGAACTCCCCGAGGCTCACCTGCCGATCCTTAAGGAACTCCTCGACCTTCTCGAGGAGGTCGCGCACGTTCTGAGCGGTAGCAAATCGGAGCAGGACATACGGCGCACCATTGACGGCCACCGCCGGGCCCGCGTCGAGTGTCAGACGGTTGTCAGACTCGACCGTCACCAGTTCGAAGCATTGGCCGCTCGGGATCAGGAGCACGTCGCCCCTGGCGGCGTTGGATAGCCACGCTGTACCGGCGCCGGTCGCAATTACTGCGCCCGCAGCGATACTGACCGTGCCAGCGCGGTAGATATGAGTCGTAGCCATGATTTTTCCTGAAGAGTTTACGCTGGGCCGGGGCCGGTCGGCAGGACAACGCCCTGCTCGACCGGCCTTCTGGTTTCGATGAAGAGGAATGGCATATGAATCAGCGTGCCAGAACGGCCAGTAAGGATTAGCCGCTGCACGGGCTCGCCAATCAGGCCTGGAATAATCATCCTGCTACCAGCTACCTCACCGTTGTAGCGCATGTAATAGCCCGTTCCGATAGAACTGATCAGCATCCACTCGTTCCGCGCGCCGAAAGTATCCGAACCGTTCCAAGCCTCGAGGTATTGGTCGTTGAGCACCTGGTCGCGGTGACTGTAGTTCCAGACGCCATTGGATCGCTTGTAGCTGACTGCATTGTTTCCGGAGTCGAACACCACCGTTGACGACCCTGGCGCCCAAACTCGCACGCCGTGGGTCTCGCCGCTGATATAACCGCCGGAAAACACCACCAGGAACTCGCACATATAGGCCCGCATAAGCGGATACAGCTGCGCGGTGTTCTGCGGGTTGCCTGGGAGGTTCGTGATGGTGAACACCACCACCATACCGGTCCATGCGCCTGGCGCGCCCTTAGCGGCAACGTAGCCAATGACGGTGTTAACCTGCGAGGCGACGTTGCGTGGCCTGGCGAACACCAGCGGCGGCGTCGGACTGGTTGATACGCCGTAAAACGTGTATTCCAGGAAGATCGCCACCGGCGGGATGCCATCCCTTTCCTTGTAGAGGCGGATGTCAGTCCAGCCGGCGTTATCGACGTGCCCAGCGCTCTCGCCGACCGCGATGAAGATCGGATTGTTCTCATCGACGGCGAGGTTACCCCAGTCGTTTTTGATCCTGAATCCGATGCTCATGAAGAAATCCCGAGGATCAGAAAGCAGGACACGGGCGCTGCGGACCATGTCAGCGTATTGCCGTCCGCACTGATCACCACAAGTGGCACAGGAGAGAACCCCACGTTTTCAGCAGGCATCAGGCTGATATCCAGTTTGAAACCCGCATACTGCGTCAGATCCAAGCTGCCACCGGCGTTGCTCTGCGTTCGGATCGACTCCATTTTTCGGATTGTTCGAACCGTGCTATCGAACGTGACCTGCTGATTCGCATCACGGCACCGAATGATCGACGTCATACCATCATCTCCCCGATTTCAATGCGCAGGCCGCCGGCGGCGTCGTACCAGTGCTGATATTGGTCCGTCATGACCATGCGCGTCCCACCCACGAGCCCGTTCATGAATATCCCAGCCTGCGGGTCGATGACGAACCGTGGTAGCCCGCCGGCACCTATCTGCGAGCTCACCAACTGCCCGTAAATCTGGCCGAAACCGATAGTGATGCTCGCCACGTCAATGGCCTCGGCGCGCAGCTGGCCGCCAATCGTGGTAATCGGCGTGAATCCGTCATTGGCAGTCAGCTTGCCAATGCTGATGGGGCCGATCTGCGCTTGCTGGATGGATGCTTCTTTCACCAGCAGTGTGTTGATGTAGACCCGCTCGTTATCCACGGTAAATGGGTTCACGTAGTTCGGGCCGTGAGCACCTGGTGTGGCGAGCCAGAAGCGGTTGGCCAAGATGGAAAAGTCAGCCACCTGGCCATTGTTATAAGCGCCGAAACCACTGATAAGCCCGTTTACGTCGAGCCGGAGCGTGTATTGAGCAGACAGCCCCTCAAGCGCCGAGGAATGCGTGCTAAGGGTCTGCTCGATAGCTGCTGACTGGTCATTCAGGTTGCTTTGCAGCGTTGTGATAGCTCGCGCGGTCGCTTCAAACTCGTTGACGATTGCCTGCTGATCGCTGACGTACTTCGCGTCGGAGTTATCCATCCGCGCGACCAGACTCATCATGTTGCGAACCTGGGTTTCCAAAGCACTTGCAAAGGTCTCGCTGTAACCGGTCAGCACCGCCTCAGCGGTCTCAAGGCGCGACGACATGCCGTTTAGTGCCTGGGTGGCGGCGTCCTGCAAAGTAATACGCGCCGAGCGCTCGCCGACGATATCGGCCTGGGCCTTACCGACGCTGACCTGCATCAGGTCGATTTGATGGGCGATTGCCTGCTGATCGGAGGTAATGACTTCCTGCAGCTGCGTGATAGCCGCCTTCACGTCTTCGCCGGTCTGCACCCGAATATCAGTGATTTGCCGGCGGATCTGGACGTTGTCGTCATCGCGCAGGAATCGCTCAGCGGACGTCAGAAGCCTCGCCGACTGCGCGGCCGCATCCAGCATTGCTATCGTCTGATTCAGCCCTTCCAGGTCGATGGCTTTCGCCAGCGCTTTTGCAAGCTCGCTCTGACTGGTCTGGCTGGTGATCAGCTTGAGCAGATAGTCGATATCGAGTTGCGCCTCGATGGCGGTGCCGGCCGGGCTGTTGGGCGGCCCCTCAATGCCCGAGGTGGAAACCCAGGTGATCCAGTAGAAATACACTTTCCCTTTCTTGGGATCGTTGGGGTCTACCGCATCGCCTCGAATTGGGTCGCTGTACATCATGCCCGTGGCGCGGCTGATCTGCGTCGCCTGACCGAAGTTATCGGTTTCACTGCGGTAAATGTTGGTCAGCGAGTGGTTTCGATAGAGCTTGTAGGGGTTATCCCAGGTCAGGGTGTTCATGCCGAACACACCAGCACCTTGGAACCCCACAGGGGCAGGCGGTATTGCCCGGTCTGGCACGCCAGGGCTGGGAACCAATCCGCCGTTACCACCTGGCTTCCAGCCTGGCCGGAGCGTAAACGCACCGCTTTCCAGCAAATCCCGGTAGGTCAGCTTCTTGTCGAGGCCATTCCCGCGATTCCCCTCGCCCGTCTCAATGATCTCAGTCAGAGCACTGAAAAACGGGCGCAACTCCGCCGAAACCTTACTGCTGGGTGCAGGAAGGCTTGAGCGCTTTGTCGTCATTAGGTCAACTCAGAGGGTGTGTTCGCAATTTGGATAGAGAAAACTTCGGTCGAGCCGGACGCTTCCACCTGCCATTCGCGCGCATCCGCGAAACCCGGCGGCAGCCTGAACATCTGGTTACTGCCAATTTCGGCGTCGAGCGCGGTGTTGCCATCGGCGATCACCCGGAACCGGACAGGAAAGGCCGCCGCCACCACCTTTCCGCAGCTGAAATTCGCGGAGCCTGGTGGAAACTCGAATACCTTCGAGCGCCACCGGTAGGTCATGGGCGGCCCGCCTCGCCACTTGGCAATCGTGCTGCCCTGGATCAGATACAGCGTGGAGGCCGCAATGTCGTAGTAGGAGTTGGCCGCCTGGGCGTCAATGAACTCAATCCCCTCGCCTGGGGCCAGTGCAAAGCACCCGCCGTCGTAAAACGCGAGATACCGACCTTCGTATCGACACGCATGAATCGATGCAGGATTCAGCGCTTGCCACTGCTCCGGCGTCAGCACCCCGTCGGTGATCAGTTGAGGCTCACCGCCAGACACCGCCACCAGCCCCTCGGTCGACGCATAGACGACGTACTCGCCCATATCGACCACCGACCCCCTGGACACGCACACACGGTCTGCATCCGGGTCAGCAGCGCTCATCGCCGCAGGCGTTGTGCCGGTGACCAGTCGCGGACGTCCGGTGGTGGCAACCACCAGCCCGGCAGTGGTGACGCCGATCCCGACTATTTTGTCAGGAAAGGAAATTTGGTAATCAACCGGCCAGGCGTGCGGGTGATACGGCTCGCAAAAGCACAGCGTGTTGTCGAAGAACCCGGCAAATATGCCGTTTGGCATCTCGACCAGGCCGACCATCGCCGGATCTGGCATATCCCAGGTGAGCGACGGGCAGGCAATACCCAGCTCATCGCTATTCACGTCGTCCACCCAACTGCCTTGGGCCACAGGGAAGTCAGCCAAATACAGGAATTCACCGCCACTTTCCGACCGGTAGAGCCGTTTGGTGACGATGTTGTACGGACCGTTGGGCGACGGCGGCAGTTGAACGTTGACCTTACCAGGCAGTTGGTCGCCCGCGCCGTCCCAGCGGTTGATGATGTTTGACGCAGGGCTGGGCGGCCCCTCTTCGCCATAGGCTGAGACATAGGTCACCACATACGTCGCGCCCACGGTGGTGGTCGGCGGTGCTTCACCGCCGGCTGGCTCTGTCACCAATGGCGCGCTGACCGGAGCAGGGATGCCCAGCCGATAAAACCCGGATGGGTATGGTCCGGCGCCCTGAGTGGCGACACCGATGGGGGCCATCTTGGGAAACGAGTCGCCGGTCCAGTACACCCGCGACCAAGCATCCCTCGCCAGCGGGCTTTTTGCTGCATTGACCTGCTGACCATCGCCCCAGGCAAACCAGAACCCGGCGCCGTTGTTGCCGAATGGGTACCGGTAGATAGATGACGGATTGATCACGCCGCCAATCCCAAGCACGGGCAGCGGCGCGTTTTCAGCCCGCAGCGACCCCTTGCGCAGGTTTACGTTGCGGGCCGCCTGGGCGTTGGTCGGCTGCAAAAGACGCGGGGTCAGTGCCGGCAGCTCGCCCTTGAAAGACGTGATCGCAATCGATGTCATGGAAACCTCGGTGTTTTCATCCTTATGCTGCCGGACTGGTGGCCGGCGAGCGCCTCAGATCGGGCATTGGTGCAGAGGGCATAGAACGCTGCCTGATCCATCAGGGCGCGCTGCATGTCGGACCAGGGTTTCTCGGGCATCTTGCGCAGCCAGTACTGGGCGCCGAGCATCAACGCCTCACAGTAGCGGTCCAGCAGCCAGTCCGGGGGCACCGCCACAGTGGAGCCAAACGTGGGTCGCACTACCACATCAGCGGTCAGCCCCGAAGGGCCACCGGTGACAATCACAGTGTCCGGCGAAGGCTGGAACACTTGGTAAAGTGCAGGCCGACCATCCTGATACAGCGCTTGGATGCGGATCGGCTCAAGGCCTGGACCGGCGGTGATCTGCTGCTCACCATCGGACAGCTGGATTCTGACTTTCCAAGCCGGCACCTCTGTGCACAGCTCGCGCAGCGCCCAGGCCACACCGTCACGGATAGAGGCGATTACCACCCCCGGCACGTTTGGCAGGATCTGGTCGACCAGCTGGCTCACGTTCATTGCTGCGGTACCTGTTGTTGGGATGTGGCGGCGACCGGCAGAGGGCCAAGCATGCGATCTGTCTGCACTTTCATGCCCAGGGCAGCCTGGAACATCTGGAAGTGCATCGTTGCGCGGTTGAGGTTGGCCGCGTGTTCGGCGTCTTTCGCGTAGGCTCTGGAGAGGATGTAATCCACCAGCACCGGCGCAAACGAGTCATCGAGGCGGATCTTTTCAGCGGCCGAGTCGGTGGCCATCGCCTGGGCGTGCGGGTCTGGCACCGACGAGTAAATGATCTCCAGCTTGCTGGTGGCCATCGCCGGCGGGTAGACATAAAACTGCCGCGGTGCCGCTTCGTCGAAGATGTATTGCTCGATCTCTTCAACCTGTTGCTCGGCGTGCCACCGGCGCCTGGTTGAATCGATGGCGCCCCGGGTCGTGAGAATCACGCTCAGCCCACCGCCCGCGGGGGTGATGTTGCGCACCACTTCCAGCAGGCGCAGGCCGCCCTCGGGGATGGATTGCCTGGTGCCCGGGGCGCAAGTAATTTCGGCCGTGACGGAACTGGCATTGGGCTTGATGTTGCAAATTGCCGCATACCCTTCATTCAGCCAATCCAGCAGCTCGGTGTTTGCCCACCGGGTGCCGTTGGAAGTGACTTCCTGCAGGATCTTTTTGGCGCGGGTCAGGATGTTGCCTACAGTCGTCACGGCCACGTTTTACACCTCTTGCATGTAGGAGAGTTTCGCCAGCTCGGTAGTCCATACGAACTCGCAGCCGGTCCTGGTGTTGCGCAGCAGACGATTGCCGGTGACCGGCGCCTGGCGTTCTTGATCATCGTCAACGTCTTCGAGATCAGGCGCCTGGGCCTCGGCCAAAGCAGAGGCTGTTGGCGGGTCGCCTGCTACCAACTTCATGTTGATGCCTGAGATGCTGACATCGCGCACAAGCGCCTCGGGCAGATACACCTGACCGTCCTCGCCGTTCACGGTGACAGGCCCGACGTGACGCCCGGGGCCAGGGTCGGCTGCCACCTGCACAGTCTCAACAGCAGCAGTTTGGGCAGCCGCGGCGTCGCCGGTTGGTTGGTCGCCCTCCGCCGCTTGATCAGCACCATCACCCGATGCCGCGTGCGCAGCGGAGTCAGTACCGGCTAAAGGATCGCCGGTAGTCTTGGGATCAGCGAGGCCAGCAGTGCCGGCATTGCCAGGTTCCAGATCAGGGTTCGGCGCGTTTTCGTCGTCGGCTTCATCAGCCAGGGCCTTTTCGAGCCCTGCGAGCAATTCGGAGCGTAGTGTGTCCTCGCTCTTGCGTTGGTCAGCCTTCAAGCCCAGATCTTTGAGCATTTCGAGCAAACCGTCTTTGTCGGCTGTTTTTGCCTTATCAATCAATTCGCGAATCATGATTTTCTCCGAGGAAAGCAAAAAGCGGCCTGGTGGCCGCTTATGGGGTGGAGATGATGGTGATCAGCGGCTGCAGTACAGGTTGCCGATCGCTTTCGGGTCGATGACGCCGGAGCCGAACACGTTCAAACCACGAACGAGTTTGCCGAAGTCGTTAGGGTTCGGCAGGGTTTCCATCTTGGTCATCTGGCTGGCAAAGGTGAGGCCTTTCTTGTGACCGAACATCACGTTGCTCGCCCGCTTTGCCGCGACCGCATCGTCCACTGCGGTGGTGTTGTTGCTGATGTACACCGTGAAGCGATCGAGCATGCCGACCTTGCCGTTGCGGAAGACCGAAGTGGCATCACCCATGATGCTCGCATCACGCAGATCAGACTTCTTCAGCATGCCGTTCATCCAGGCCGGCAGCACTACCCAGCGGCCTTGCTCGGGTACGTTTTGCTCGTCGAGAACGGTGCCGCAGTCCACCAACACATCCAGGATGTTGTCCTTGGTGATCTGCACGGGCGCGCCAGCTTTGCCGAGGTTGATGCCGCCGGACTTGGCGCCGGCGTTGTCGCCGCGGTTGGCCGCTGCAGCGTCGGCGTAGTGGCGGTTCAGCAGTTGGGTGTCGATAGCCACCTTCATCTGCTCACCGCCATCGGTGCTGAACTCGTCCATGAGCTTGATATCGGCCTGGTAAGCATCGACGTCATTCACCTCGAACGCGAAGTACTTGCCCTGGTCGATCTGCAGCGTAACTTTGTCGCTGACCGGCTTTTCGTAGACCACACCGCCGCCGATCTTGTAGTCCTTGATGACAATCGACGGCACGGTGCGGATGTTGATGGTATCGCCCTGGTTCTTGATTTCGCCTTCGTAGTCGGTGTTGGCGATTTCACCGAAAACGGTTGCGGCGTACAGCTTCTGCACCAGCTTGCCCGACCAGAGCGCCGGGATAAAACCCGAGGCACTGGTAGAGCTGTAGTCTGGATGCCCTGCGGCGCGTGCTGGACCTGCCATGGTGTAGCTCCTATTTCCTGACGCCTCGCGGCGTTACAGAGCGCGTGCTATCGCGAAATGCGACCGTTTGCTACCGCGCCTGAAATGTCCTGTTCAATCGCAGCCGCTTCGGCTTTGGTGTACCGCTTGCCCAACGCCACATCCTTATAGAACTCGTTGATTTCAGCATTGCTCCACCACTTGCCCTCCGCCGGCGGCGTAGGATCGGTGCGAGTGGAGCGTGGCTGAACGTTTTCCGGTGGGATGGTGCGATCTGGGCTCGGTGCCGCCGGTGCGGGCTGCGCGTCTTTGAAGGCCTGGAACAGCGCGGCGGCGCGGTATGCGTCGTTGGCTGTCTGGGCCTCGATCAAAAGCTGCTGCCGCTCTTTGCCGGTGAACGTGTCCATGTGGCTGAGCCACTCATGGAACGCGGGCAATCCGTTGATCTCAACTGCGTCAGGAACACGCTGAATCAGTTGCCGGAAGAATTCTTCCTGCGCCTGCTCGGCCTTTTCCTGCTCGCTTTTCTGGGTTTTTTGCTTCAACCCCTCGAGTTCGGTTTTGATCGTGTCCAGCTCTGCGGGATTGGCGGCAGATGCCTGGCCACCAGCCACTCGCTGAATGAGTGCAACGAGGTCCGGCCCGTAGCTCTCGATCTCCTCGGGGGTTAGATCCGACACTGCGCGCTGCACGGCATTGCCTGCGGGCTTTTGCGCCTTTGCCAGTTCTGCGGTCAGCCGGGACACTTCCTGTTGCAGCGCCGGTACTTCGGCGTTGTATTTCCCTTGCATGACTTTGAAGCGTTGCTGCCAGTAATCAGCACCATCGTCGCGGGCGGCCGGGGCCAGGTCCGTTTTGGTGGGAGCTTGTGGATCTGAGATCACCGGCGCGTCGGGATTTGCTGCCGGAGCCGCATCTGGTGCGGGGTTCTCGGCCGGCTTGTTCAGTGCTTCCTGAATCGCCGTTGCTTCATCGATTTGCGCCTGTACGTTGCGGGGTAGCGTGCTCATTGATCGTGTTCTCCTTGGGTAGAGCCGGCAGGTCCGGGCTTCTGGGTGTGCTACTGGTTCCGGGCACTTGGCCGAATGTCCGGAGAGTGGCCACAAAAAAACCGCCTCAAGTGGGCGGCTTTTCTGTAGCTACTGGGATGACCGCGAGGTGCTTGCCTGGATTCGCTCAAGCGCCTCGCGGGATTCTTCAAACGACTTGATCAGCTCCCTGGCCAGGCTCGCCCGGCCCTGAGCCCTGAATAAGCTCTCCAGGTTGTTCACCCCCTCCAGGCTCTGCTGGGCCTCCATCAAATGGCTGCTCAGTATCTCCTTGAGGTGCTTCCATTCCGGGCTGTTGGTCAGATTGACCAGGGCTTGCCACTGTTGGTTGCTGGGTTTCATTGGCTCCGCCACCTGCATGTTGAAGTTGGGCGACCACGGCGCCGTTGCTCATGCCGAGGCGCTGGGCCTCAGCGCGGGTTTTCTCGGCCTTCGCGGTCAGTTCAGCCGTTTGTGCGGCAGTTTTCTCGGTTTCCGCTTCGACCTGCTGTCCCACGGCAGCGGCTTGCTGTTGCTGCTGTTGGGCCTGCTGCGCCTGCTGTTGCTCCTCCCGTGCCTTCATCTCGGCTTTCGTTGGAATCAGGCCGGGCATATCCAAGCTTTCAGCAACTTTGCGCAGGATCGCTGCCCTGCCTTCAAGACCGAGAATCTGCATGTCGGTCGGGTTGTTGGTGAAGCTCAGGAACTGCGTGCGCGCGTTCAGCGTTTGCTCACGCTGGAGCATCGCGTTTGCGCCCCGGGCCACGACCTTGCAATCGCCCTTGATGGCGTTGTCATCGGAGTAGCGCATGTTGAACAGCCACAACGCTTCGATGACGCGGCGAACCACCCCACGGTCAATATGGCGGATCGCATCCTTGATCCCCTTGTTGGCCGACTCCATGAGCATCGACAGGCCGCTGGCCGTGTTGCCTGCACCGCCGACCTTCTCCGCGCCGTAGATGTAACGCGGGATGTTCGTCGCGTCGTCCGCGCGCTTCTCCCATGAGTCATAGACCGCCTGGAGCTCTCCAGCCATGCTGACGGGCTGGTAAAAGCGAATCACCGGTGACGTCGCCCCTCCTTGCATTCCTGGCGTCTGGCCGCTTTTCACCCGCCAGCGTTTCAACGGGTACATCTCGTTCGGGTTTTCACCTGGCTGCAAGCGGTCTTCATCCACTTCCACCTGCGGGCCACTGGCAAACGCCATGTTATTGGCCTGGGCACGAGCTGTTGAGCCACAGAAGTCCTGCACGTCACTCATCAGCTCAGGAATTGCCATGCCCCAGAACGAGCCAGGCACGATCTGAAACGACGCCTTGTGATATGGCCGGCCGCCCAAAGGGTTGCGGTTGAACACACAGCGGATAACGTGATTGCCGATCAGGATTGCATCTACCTGGTACTCATCAAGCACGTCCGGCACCTGGGACGGATCAATTCCCCATTGCAGCAGCATCAGCCCTTGGGCGCCGCCCCAATAGTGCAAGCCTTCGATGGTTTCGCCGTTGTTGATCATCCAGTCGCCGGCTTTATCCTCAAGCCGTGCGCGCTGCGAATCCGTTGCGAGCCATTCGCGCAGGCCACCCTGGCCATGTTCGGTAAGCACGGCACGAACCGCGTTGTCGCTGTAGCCTGGAACACCCGTGAGAGCGTTCAGGCGCGACCGTGTATAGCGTTCGCGCTCGATGATGAATGCGCCGTCATCGGTGTTCGTCGAGTCTGGCGACGGGTAGATATCGAAGGGCGAGACCCGGTGAAACAGGGGCTGAATCTCCTCTGTTTCGATCATCTGCCAGTTTTGGCCCCAGGCAATCTGCGGCACACGTTGAAGCAATGGCCCTTTAACGAATGCCGCCGGATAGATAGTGAAGTCGTCGATGAACTCCTCGAGCGCGGTTTCCCACCCGCCCTCGGCCAACTGGTCGGCGATAAGCGTTTCATGGGCCTCGCTTGCCTCCTTGGCCTTGGCCTGGATGAGTTCACGCAGCTTCACTTCCAGTTCGGTCGGGTCAGGCATCGTCTGTGGCGGCGCTTCTTGCCCCTGCTCTCCCGGCTCACCCTGCTGGGCATGTTCACCCTGCTGAGATTGCTGGGACTGCATCATCTGCTGGGCGAGCTTCTGCTGAAATGCAGCAAGAAACTCGGGCGGGATGTCCGCCACCGGTGTTGGATCAAGTCCCCACGGGTGACCATTGACCGGGATCAGGATGTCACGAATCCATGAAGCACCCGCTCGGCACTTGGTGGTTGTCAGCTTGGGATAAATCTCGCTGCCGCCAGCTTCCCGAATCGCCTGGAGCTTCGTCTCCTCATGCTTTCCTTTCTGGCGCCGCGCGCAGTCCAGCAGCCGATCATCGATTTCACGCTTGGCGTTTTTGGCAGACTCGAAGCACCGACGGATGTGCGCTGCCAAAGACGACTGCACCTGTAGAGCGCGCCGGCTTTGCAGCGCCTGCTCCTCAGCGGCGACGTCATCAGCATGCAGGTCTGCGGCGCTCCTGAATTGCAGCAAACCTAATTCAGCCATGGATCATTGCCTCATGAACATTGTTGATTTCAGCCTGCCGGCCGGAGCGGCGCAATTTCGCGCCGTGCTCTAGTTGCCGCAGGTTGGCCAGCAGATCCTGCATGTAGTTGACAGGGTCGGCCGCAAACTCGGCCAACTTGACGTTGAGTGTCACGCCCAGGTCGTGAGCCATCTCGAACTGCACCCGAACTGCAGGGTGCGCGCCATCCGGCTCCTTGATCTCTACCGCGTCGACTTGGACCAAACCGATATTTCGACGCAGCTGAAAGCTCTGGACGGTGAGCGGGGCAACCAGGCGGGCTATGACGTCGGCGACCTGCTTCCATTCAATAAACATAGTGGTCATGTGTGCGCGCTCCAGTTGCGTCGGGCTCGATCTGTGTTTGATGTTGTTGGGGTCGAGGGAATTGCCCCTGCCGTAGCCTCGAAGACTCCGCAGCGGGCCAGGGTTTCAAATGCCTTGGCCCCGTGGCTTGCCCAGTCGTGGCGCGGCTGTTCCTTGTACACGCCCAACCTCAAATCCCACTCCTTGCGGTAGTTATCGATGCAGTCAATCAGCCGTGACACGCCCGCGGTTCGGGGCTTGCCGGTGTCCGCATCGCCGGTTGATTCCCGGGTGTCCTGCTCATCCTCGGCGAACCAGCACAGCGGCAGGAAGTTACGCACCGCCTGCACCCCCTCGCTGTTTCGAGAGACGCGCGGAACGATTTGGAACGTGATCCCGTACTGCTTTGCTACGTCGATTCGGGATTTCCCTGTACCGATCTCGCGCACCACGATGTCGTGCGGGGCGTAGTGCGCGCCGTAGGAATACCCCAGCTTTTTGAGCAGATCGCCGTAGTACTCCATGCCCTCGCCTGAATGCTCGATGTAATCGATGATGTGCACTTGGCGGCCCACCACCTGGAACAGCACGATGGACATAGCGTCCCCCATACCCAAGTCCCAGGCCGTGAATACCGGCAGCGTAGGGTTGCGAGTCACCGCCTTGGTGATTCGGCCCTGTTGCCGCAGGAATCGCATCTGCGTGAGGTAGTAAGCGCCTTTGATGCCCTGATCGAACGCCTCATCCGGCGTGGCCGGATATTCGCGTTTCATGTCGTCGTGCAGCGCCTCGGCCTTTTTGGCGTACCAGGCTTGCTGGGCGCGATCGAGGCGGATGCCATGCTTGGCAGACAGCTCGGCGAAGTACTCCTGCAACCATTGCGGCACCACCACCTGGTCAAATGCCTCCAGGCGGTAGGTGGGATCTTTGAACCACGGGAAGAAGTGGAACTGCCAATCCATCACCGTCGGCGTGCGGCCGGCGTCTTTGATGGCCCTTGCCAACTCGCAATAGGTGAAAAAGTAGCCTTCGCGACCCTCTGCCGTGCTTTCGATTGTGACCCGGTTGCCCAGGCCCACCGCTTCAAAAGCACCGGTGACAATCTCCTGGGCCTTGTCCGGGCTCAGTTTGCAGATCTTGCCGAACTCCGACACATGCAAGCGCTGGAGTGTCCCGCCTCGGAATGAGGTCGACACCTGGATGCTTGAGCCGTTGTCGAAGATATAGCCTTGGTCCTTGTCACTGCGCGGTACCGGCAGGCGCATGCCGATCAGCTTGAAAATTGCCGACCATGCCGGGTCGCCTGACAGCTTTTCGTAGGCGAACCGTATCTTGTTGCGGTAGATCTCTTTGGCGTCCGGCAGCGTGTGGCAGATGCAGCCGGCGCTGTAGTTCCTGATGAACAGGCAATCGTCGAGCGCGTCGATCATCTCGAAAGTGGTAAAGCCCAACTGCCGGGCCTTGAGGATGATGTCGCGGTTATGCTCGTCGAGGAATCGTTCGCGCTGCTGCTGGTTGGGCTTGAAGCGCTGGACCTTGCCGTTCTTGTCCTTGATTTTGTACAGGGCGTTGAGCCTGTACCACTTGTTACTCAAGGCTTTCAGCAGTAAAGCGTTGCCCTTGAGCTGCTTGGCGAGGTGTAGGGCGATTAACTCGTCACCCTCACGCACCAGGCGCTGGCGGTCGGTTTCATTCCCCATCACCAGCTGCCTCAGCCAGCAGATCCTCAAGGGATTTGCCTGTGCTTTCCCGTTCTTTGTCGGTGTCCAGACCGTGGGCCTGGCGTTCGAGCTTGATCAGACGCTCCAGGGACTGCGTGGCGTGGCCGATGCTCTTGCCCACGTAGTCCAGCGGAATGTCGATCTCGACCGGCTCCCCCTTCTGGGTCATGACGGTGATCTTGCCGGCCGCAATCTGCTCATGGATACGCTCGACATACTGCTGGGTCAGGTCGCGGGTTCTGGCAATCACTACCTGGTGACCACGTACCAGTTGGGCACCGGCCTCGGCTGCCTGCTCGACGATCTCGGCGTCGTTGGTTGCCTCAGCGACAGCAGCAGCGGCGGCGCGCCCGGTCTTCTCCCGTACACGCTGACGGATCATCTCGGAAAGGTCTTTCTGCCACTCGTGCTTGTCGGCACGGTTGCGGATCGAACTTTCCGACACATTGTGCCGGCGGCCCAACTCGCGGTTCGTAAAGCAGCCCGTCCGGTAATCCCTTTCGACGGCTGCCCAATCACATTTAGCAGCCATGGGGGCGCATCCTTTGCGTGAGTATTGTGGGGTGTTACTGCTTGGGCGTTTGGCAGAAGGTGTTGATGTAGTCCTGGGCGGCGCGCAGCGCTATCAGTCCTTCGTCACCGTCGTTGGCGATGGCGACAATTCTTTCTCCAGCCGCAGGGTCAAGTTCGGTTCTCGCTTTTTCATGACCCATGCCGGAGGCGGCGGTGGTGGCTCCCACTGCGGGACAGGTGGCTTCGACTGACAACCGGCGAGCGCCAGTACCAACAGCAGTGCGAAGACGCTGATTATCGGCTTGGGCATTCACCAATTCCTTTGTGTGGTCCGTGTCGAGCTGGGCGAGCAGCCGCTGAGTATTACGGCGCGAGTCGGCCGCCTTGTTCAGTGCTGTGACCAGAGATTTAGCGGTGGCCAAGTCCTCAGACTGAGACTGGATGCGCTGATAGCCGCCGTAGATGATGATCAGGCAACCAATCAGGGCTGCGATCAGATAGCGGATCATGACAACGCTCGGCGGAGCCCTTCCGCTAAAACGGCCTCTGGATAAGCGAACCCTGCGCATTCATGGGCGATGATGCTGGACACCATTACGCCCAGCGTTGCCGGCTTCCGGACGTCGATCACGTCATTGGCGCTCACGCCCAGGCGGCGGGCCACGGCCGCTATGTAGGCCGCAGTGTTGTTCTCGTTGCCCGGCGCCCACCTGGTGATGGTTTCGCGTACCGTGTCGATGCCCGGTCCACCCACGCCAGGCATGCCGTCTTTGCCGCGGTAGTTGATCAGCAGCTTGCCCAGGGCGCGGATGCCGTTTTCAGGTGTGTCAAAGCGTGCAAATCGTGGGGATGGCACGCCGACTTCCAGCCCAAGCTGCCCTTGCCAGGCATTGAGCGGGTTGTAGTCGATATTGCCGGGATTGTTGTTGCGTACGCCGCGGGTTGTGCTGGTCATGATTTTTCGGCCTGGCCTTGATGAACGATTTGGGACGGGTGGCAGAAGACGCGATGGTCATCTGCGGACAAATCGAGTGCACCGGATAGGAATAGCTATGAGGATAAGTGTGTATTTGCCAATTCGTTCGGTGAGCACGACTAGAATTGCACGCACTGTAATTTTGAAAACGCTAAGGAGACGCCTCTATAATGAATTTGCGAAGTAACGACACTTAATCGGAGCAATCACACCAAATGGCACGTAGAGACCATCACATCAACAGCATGCGAGGAAGCAATGGGGTCAACGATCCCAACTCAGGTTCTAGGCTTTCCAAAGTAATGAACTGGCTCGGCAGCGCTTTTGTAATCGCACTCCTCGCAACCGTTGCTTCTATGTGGCAATCGTCGATCGAAAGATCAGCGGAGGATGGCGAGAGAAAAGCACTTTTGAAATCTACTACTCAAGAACTCGCAGATAGTAAAGCCGAAACCAGAAGACTTACTGAACAGAAAGATCAGCTACAAAGAGATATAGACACTTTGCGGAAAGAGCTATTAGAAGAAAAAAGCTCAAATTTTTATAACCAAAAAATGTTAAAAGATGCAGAAACAAATATTGCAAAATTAGACGCAGAAAAAAATAGCCTTACACTACTCGTTAACAAAAACGATCCATGCGAGGCCGAAAGACTGCAGATTAAGAAGATTGAAGAGCAACTCAGCGTGCAGCCTTTTTGGTCTCATGCACTTCAGGGAACACAACGCGAAGAAGCAATCGTCGCTCGGGATAAAAAATACGAAGCGTTGAATACTTGCCTGAGTCGCAGATGAATTATTTCTCCACCTCATAAAGTCAGAAATATGCACGCAGACCCTGTTAGCTTCAGGTTCGCGTCACGTTTTGGCGCATTCGAAAACGTGGCGCGGATTTCAGCTCGGCTGCCTGATCTTGCTGACGATGGATTGGGCAGATTCCCGCACCTCTGTCTCGCGACCGTCGAAGGTGCGGACAATTGCGTGGATACCCCGGTATTGCGTGCTGGTTGAGGTCTCTTGCACATGAGCGATGGCGTTGGGGGCAAAGTAGTGGCTTTACCCGTTGTGGTCGGTCAGCTCGATCATGGTCGTTCCTCAGTCTGTGCCCGCGTCAGCGCCTCACCGGCCTTGTCAGCTGCTTTGCTAGCCGTGTCAGCTGCCTGGACGGCGGTGTGGGATGCCTCTTGCACCTTCACTGCTGCGTCCTGGGTCTTCTCTGCCAGGTTGGTCAATCGCAGGTCACGCTTGCCCAGGGCGGCGTCATATGCGGCGCGAACCTCAGCAAGCTGCTTGGTGTGTTCGGCGGTGGCTGACCACACGCCAGCTTGCCAGCCCAGGGTCGCACCTCCGACCACCAGTAAGAGGGCAATCAGCCAAATCTCGAGCCGACGCCACCAGTGACGGGCGATGAACTCCATTGCGCATCTATCCATTAGTTATCGTCTCCCAGCTTCGTGCGCAGGCGGGCAATCTCAGCGCTCTGCGTGGACACCTTCTCGGTCAGGGTGGCGATCTGACTGATCAGCGCCTCAACCTTCCCTTCCATCCGGCCAACAGCTGCAGCCAGCTCGTTGCGTTCCTTGGCGAACTGATCAGCGCGAGCCTCGGCTTCTTTGCGGGCGGCGCGCTCTTGGTTCAGCAACTCATTCAGGCGCTTCAGCGTGCCGATATCGGCGCTATCCATTGCGCGGTCAGTCGCATCCTTGGAGAGAAATCTCCTCAGCCACAGCAGGCCACCAAGCAGCACGGTGCCGGTACCGCCCAGCCATGCGAACGTCCCTGGGCCGAGGTCGTTTGGGTCCATCCGTCTCTCCACATAAAAACACAACAAATGTGTTGTATAACAACAAAAGTGTTGTAGAATGAACTCACCCCAACAACGAGGCGAGGTGATGAAGTTCAGCGAATTCAGACGATGGTTGAAGGCTCAAGGGGTGACCTTCGAAGCGGGCAAGGGAAGCCACTTCAAAGTAACCGCCCCAAATGGCAACAGGACCACCTTCGCGGATCACGGAAGCAAGGAAATGCCCGAACCGACCCGCAAGGCGATCATTAAACAACTGGGGCTCTGATGAGCCCCTTCACCACATCTGCACGCTGAGCGATCACCTCCAGAGGAGTGACCATGTACAACTACGCAATCCGCTTTGAGCAGGACGACAGCGCTCCCGGCCTGGCCGTGTTCTGCCGTGACCTGCCAGAGCTGAACAGCTACGGCGACGACAAAGAACACGCGATCCGTGAAGCGCTGGATGCGATTGAAAGCGCGTTGTCCATCTACGTCGACGAGCGCCGGGCTATTCCAGAGGCATCCGCAGCACAGCCGGGCGAACACGTCATCCACTTGCCAGCGGTGACCGTGGCAAAGATTGTCCTGTGGAACTCGATGATGGATCGGGACATGCGCAAGGCCGACTTACGACGCCTGTTAGGCGTAGCCCAGGTGCAAGGCGATCGCCTGGTCGACTTCCTTCACACGTCGAAGATGGAACAGATTGAGAATGCCCTGGCCGCGCTCGGCAAACGCCTTTCGGTGTCCGTCGAGTCATTCACCAGATACGAAGTTATCTATACGCACAACGGGGATAGGAAGTCTTGCGCACTGTTGTTCAATGCCCCAATCGACCCATGGTCGGCTCTTCTTGCAAAGCTTCAGCTCGATCTACCAAAAGAGATTGAATCGCCGTCACCCGAGCAAGTTTGTCGGGCCAACGGAATTTCAGAGGCTTATGTCGTCACCACGTAATGAGGCGCTCTGCTCATGCTGAGGCGGCCTGAATAGGTGCCAGGGCGAACCCTGGCGGTTTGTGCTTATGTGTCGTCATCTCGACGATACGGCACGTCGCTGCAACGCCTCACGGCGTGGCGGTGCAATCACCCCTGTTCGGGATTCAGTGGCTGAGCAACTGCCGCCGCGGTGGTGACGGTCACTGAGCCTTGGTACATCGTTTTCAGCTCCGCGACGTACACGGGCTGCTTGGGCGCCTGCTGGACCATCTGTTCAGCACGGGCGTTCGCCTCATCCTCGGTCGCGAACTGCGTTTGCAGCGGCGAGTTGGGAAAAGGCTGGGGGATCACTACATAAGGCATGGGTTCACCTACTGAGTTTGCTGACGGGGATCATCCCGAATAAAGCGAATAGGCGCGGGCAACCGGACGCGATCCATGCTGCTGACCCGGCCTTTGCTCATCCTTGAGCATTCACCCACATAAAACTCGTTGATTGGCGGAAGGCGGAGGAGTCGAACCCCTACCGTTTCCAGCAGCACCGGTTTCAAACCGGCTTGCCCACCACTTGGCGCCGCCTTCCAGAAACGCTAAACCCCGCACGATGGCGGGGCTCTTGAATGGGTGCAGGTGGCTGGCGCAACTCTCCAGCTCTGGTGGGGCAGATCGCCGGGTCACGTACCCTGCCCTCTCATCGCGTAGCCGCCCATTGTCCGCACGGGATTAGACGGCGCCTCTACCGACTTAGCCCAGCTGCCTGGGCGATAACCTGCATAAAACAATCGGGCATCAGCTGCGCAATATGCGCAATTCCAATCCCCAGCAAACTACACGCAACCCGTGCAGCGTCTGCCTTTGCGCAAACTGCGCAGGTGCGCACCAGCTGCGTAGAACTGCGCACCCTGGCTCAATGTGTGTTGATACAGATGGCGACCCTGTCAGATCGCTGTCGTGGCGTTTCCCCCCAGTCCCCACGCTGACTGTTCCCCCTGCGCCATCACTGCTGCCGGCCGGGCTTTGTTCATCTGCATCGGGGGTTGATCGTCACCGTTACGGGCCAGGACGGGCTGTGAACCGTTTCCCGACCCCGGGGGACCGAACCCCGTAGATCAACCTCCGTTGAAGACGGCACCCATGCACGATTAGCACGGGGTCAAACTGTCAGCAGCAACGCTGATGCCATGAATAGGCGCAGATGGCCGGCACTGATCTCCGGCTTTCGACGTGGTCCCCAATCTGCCAGATGGGTTGAACCTCGGTGATCAAGTCATCGAACCCGCCGTACTTTGCGTGCCACGACCTGGCATCGTCACGCATCGTTAGCGCCTCAGCCTGCGCATTCATCTGCATAAATTTTCACTGCTGCTTGGCGTGATTTGCGATGACCGCCAGACTGTCAGTCCATAAAGGCAAACGAGAGCGGATTGATCTATGCTCAGTGATCGACAAACTTGAGAATTAAAGAATGAGCAGATACGCGATCGCTTTCGACTTAGCTTATGCGGAAATGAAATCAGATGGTTACACCCACAGCGAGGTAGTTCAGGTCTATCAGAAAGAGATCCCCAATGCATTCCGAGCCGCTGGGTTTGACGGCCACCTTCAGGGTTCTGTTTACCACACTGAAACAGACAAGGAAGAACTCTCAATTCTCATCAATCTAAAGACGGTGCTCCAGTCCGCGGCGCCTAATTTCTGTCGATACGCGAAGCGAATTCACGTGTTTCGCCTAGAGGCTTGGTCTGACGTCACGAAGGACTTGTCCACCAGGCCTGAGACTTCCTCTGAACCGCAAGCAATTGAAGAGATTCTTGAACAGCTGTTCGAAGAAGTGAGCTCTTAACACCAGCCATTGATCTCATGTGACAGGCATACATCGGCGCCCGAGGCGCTACGCTTCTGCGGCCTTAAGGTTTCTGGTGCCCCTGTAGAAATCTCGGCTTGGGACTTCTAACCAAAAGCCCGGCGCTGTGGCCGGGCTTTTGGATAACGTAATCAGTAAATATCGATGCTGCTCAATTTGGCTTGGGCAAAAGGTGCGGTGGTAGGCGCTGAAAATTTCCAGTTCTCCCCAGGTCCAATGTCCGCCGCGTGGGCCACAGTGTTGCCTATAACATTCCCGGCCGCGTCATAAAGCTTGAACTTCACAAATACAGAGCCCAACTGAGCGTTCGTATTGTTGTGAGCCGTGCCCATTACTGCGGTGAATCCTTCCGGCGCTTGTCCTGCATGAATATCGGATAATGTTACCCGGTCATCTGCAATTACAGCCGTGGACATAAAAAGTGCTGCTATGGCGAGGATCTTCCGCATCGGTACTGCTCCATTCTGAATAGAGCTCAACCTTTGCCCAACCCTTGAGCGCTGTCAACTTCGGTACAGATGAAGTGCGTTCGACAGGCATAAAAAAACCCGACTCAATGGCCGGGTTTTCTGTTCGGCGTGCCTGCCTAAGCACGCACCGAACCGCAGGTTAAGAATCTAAACGGTCACTCGGCCACTGTCAAGCAACGCTTTGCAGCAGGAGCCCATTCTCCTCGAGCAATGACTCGACGACGATGTGTGCTGCGTTCACCTGGTCATCGAGCCAACGCATGGTGGTAGCCCTCCATCGACGTAGCGTACGGTCTGGCGTTCCGTCCGCGTCCCAAGTGTGGATCTCGTAGAAGTTGGCCGGCAGCCCCCGGCGGCGCTCCGGCACCATCCAGGCCATAACGCACTTGGTCTTGAACAGGTGGTGCGCCGGGCTGACCACTCTGGGGATCAGGTAGCGGGCGGCCTCCTGGACCTCCCTCTCGTTCACCGAGTATTTGCCGGTCAGCGCGTGCCACTGTGCGTCTGCCAAGGTGCGCTTGAGCATTGCCCGTGTCATCGCATCCTGCGTTGTGCGCTCCTCCGGAGACAGCCCGTCATCAATCCGGCTGGTCAGCAATTCATCATCGGCGGATGCCTTGAATCGGTTCTGCCATGCTGGCTTTGAGGTGCCATCGTGAATCTCGATCGACATCACTCGGCTGATGCAGTGTCCTGCGTCCTTGTAAATGCTCATGCTGCCCTCCGAATGCGGCGAGGTGGTGGGTTGTCATCCAGGCCGAGCAGGTTGCGCAGCAGGGCGTCGGCGGTCTTGCTCTTGGCATTGCCCTCGGCTACCCAGCGTTTGCAGTAATCGCCAAATTCGATGTTCACCCTGGTGGCGTGCCAGCTGGCGACCATATCCAAGAGGCAGGCCATAGCGGCGGCACCGCCGAGTTTCTCCTTTGCCAGGCTCTCGCCGGCGATCTTGAGGAATTTGCGCTCGTGTTCAAAAAGGCTCTTACGCGGCGATGCCGCAGTGACGTTACTCATTGAGGTATCCCCGCTTCAATAATCTGTTCGACTTCTTCGACGATTTGGTCAAAACGGCCTTCTGGCAATTCGTTTCGTAGAGCCCGGATCAGCATCTGGTCGCGGCTCTGCCAGTACGGATCGGCGCGACGCGCCTCCGTCCTGAGTTGCTTCATGTGCACCAGTAGCCGCTGGCGATCGCGCCTGATGTGCTTCAGCGCGGCATTGGCCCTGTGGTACCAAACCGGATCAGCGTATTCGCCATCGGCTTGAGACTTTCCTTTCACAACTCCCAGCTGGCATTCAAGTCGGATTGAGTCGCGGCTCAATTCCTCGTCGAGAATCTCGCACTCGGCGAGGGTGGACGGCATTTCACGCGGTCCGTTAAGACTCGGCCTTGCGTTGGCGGTACTCATGCGTTCTTTCTCCCCCTGTACTGGCTGGCGAAGGGGCGACTGATTTCAACCTCTTCCTGGCTGGGCTCGCGTCCCGCGAAATTTACGAAACGGGCGAACTTGCCCTGCTGCTGAACAACACACGATCCAACAGGTGCGTGCCTGCACTTGGGCATGATCAGCTCGGTGACACCGTTCTGGCCCTGCTCGTCGTCCATGTCCCGATGGACAAGGATGATGCAGTGGGCATCAGCCTCAATCTGTCCGGAGTCGCGCAGGTCGGAAGCGATCGGTTTCTTGCCCGGCCGCTTGGTCGAGTCACGGTTTAACTGGGCCAACAGGATCACCGGAACATCCAGCTCCTTGGCGATGTTGACGATCCCGGTCGATATCTTGCCGAGCTCGGCGGTACGGTTGAACGCCTTGCCATCTGATCCGATCAGGCCGATGTAGTCGATCACCACCACGTCAAGGCCGTGTTTGCGCTTGACCTGGCGGCAGATGCTCCTGATCCTCGCAACGGTAAGGCCGGACTTGTCGCTGACGTACAGAGGCCTATCGAGGATCTTGTTGACTGCCGAGGTCAGGCGCGGCCAGTCGTCATCCTGCAGTTGGCCGTTATCGAGAACCTGCAGATCTACGCTGCCCAGGGAAGCCAGTGCGCGGTTGGCCAGCTCTTCCTCGGGCATCTCCAATGAGAACACCATACCAACGCCAAGCCCCGAGCAGGCAATGTGCTGGGCGATCTGCAGGCCGAGCGTGGTCTTACCGCTCCCGGGCAGGCCGGCTACGATGGTCACGGTTTTTTTGCGCAGACCGCGGATTAACTTGTCCAGATCTACCAGGCCAGTGGAGAGCCCCGACTGAACGGCTCCGTCGAACTTGGCATCGATGATGTCGATATTTCGCGTCACCACTTCGTCCATGCGTTTGTAATCCGGCTCGCCGGTGTCCAGATCGCGAAGATCTGCCATCGCCTGCTGGGCGCCTGCGATGATCTCAGCCACTGGCCTGTTCTCGTTGGCCGATTCGCGCACGGCATCGGCCGCCTGCACCAGGCGACGAAGTACTGCTCGCTCCGTGACTGTCCGCGCGTAAGCCTTCCAGTTGGCCGTGCTGGGCGTGTTTTTGGCCAGTTCGCCGGCGTAGGCAATGGTCGCCCCGCCACTGGGAAGATATGGCCTAAAGTCGTGAAGGGTGACCGGGTCAACCGGTGCGCCAGTAGCGTGCAGGTCGAGCATTACCTGGAACAGAGCTGCGTTTTCCGGATCATGGAAGTCGGCGGTGTTCACGCTGGCCGTGATCGAATCAAACAGGTCGCCATTCAGCATCAGGGAGCCCAGCAGCGCGTGTTCCGCTTCGTCGCTGTACAGCTCGCGAAAGTCGTTCATGGGCGCCCCCGTGCCGATGCCCAGGTGAAACCGGCCAGCAAGGCGCCGTTTTCGCGCAGCCGATCCAGTGCCCGAGCGCCGATGTATTGCTCCAGACTGGCGGCGCAACGCCCTTCCCCGTCCGGCTTCGAAGTCGGATGCAGATTGGAGACCACCACGGTAGGGCGGATCAGGTTGTAGCGCTTGTCGATCACTTCATGCAGCACCGCCAGTTCGTATTGGGTACCCGCCTGGGCGCCGACTTCATCAATGACCAGCAGGTCGAAGCTCGCCAGCTCATTGATCACATCGCCTTCGGTGTAGCCTGAGTCGCGGACCATGGAGCGCTTGAACACTCTGATAATCTCGGCGGCGGTAGTGATCACCGCGATCGCGTTCAGCCCGATGACTTGACGAACTATGCTGCAGGCCAGATGCGTCTTGCCTGTACCGACATTCCCTGTCAGGAGCAGATTGCGGCCGGCGGCGAAGTGCTCGCCGAAGTTATCTGCGTAGCCCTTGCACTTTTCAAGCGCTCCGACCATCTCTGGGGCGGTGGCGCGGTAGGTAGCGAAGGTGCTATCCGAGAATCGAGGCGAGATACCCGAGCCGATGAGCGCGCTGTTGAGGCGTTCAGCCGCAACCTGAGCCACGGCCAGGGTATGAGCTTCGCTGCCAGGCTCCGCAACGCGCAGGCCGTGGAACTGGCATTTCTTGCACGGGCGGACCTGCATCGATCCGTCGAACTGTTCTACCTCGGTGCGAGAATCGACTTCAGGATGGTGCGGGCAGTTGCCAGAGAACGTGCGCAGTTCAGGCTGGCGGCGGAAATTAGAACGCTGGGCCATTGGGAGCCTCCTGCGAATACATGTCGTCTGTGTGCTGGGGCAAGTTGTTGTAAGCGGATGGCTTGCCATTTTTGGCGCCAGTGCCTGGCAACACCGATTCGGGGTAGATGTCCGACCAACTGCTGGTGGTGGACTTGTCCAGCACGGCGTCGGGCTCTGGATGGTTAGCCAGTTTCTTGGCGATCAGTTCACATGCTCGGAGGGTCAGCGGTGCACGCTTTGCCTTGCGCATTTCGCAGAAGTCGGCCCAGGCTTGTTCCGATGCGTTTGCCGGCTTGGCAGTCAAAGGATCGAACTTTTGAGCCTTCATCTTTCCAGCCTTCTCAGGCGCCTTGGCGCATTCTTTTTGGTTAAGGATGGTTAATGGGTGGTTAGTGGGTGGATTGGGTGCACCCGGTGCACCCCGTTCGGTCGTGGCGTGCACCCCGCTCTGTTCTGGCGTGCACCCCGTTGCGTCGTCAGGTGCACCCCGTTCGGAGCGGGGTGCATCCGGTGCACCCCGTGAAAGGTCGAGGTCGTAGCAGACCGGAACACGATCGCGCTGGGAGATATACGCGGCGGCAACGGCCTGATTTCCACGCTTGATCAAGCCAATCGACTCCAACTCACGAAGCCGGTATTGGACTGTGCGCGGCGCCAGACCGGTATCAAGCGCAAGACTCGAAACGGCAGGGAATGCAGCGCGCCCGGACTGATCGGCGTAGTTGGCCAGGCACAGCAGCACATGACGCGTATGCGAATCGGTGACGACCTGCTGGGTGAGCGCCCAGGACATGGCTTGAACACTCATATGTCCAGCTCCCGCGTCACACGGCGGATGAAGTCGTCATAGCTCTCGGTCATGACCACGCCGCGATCCTCCAGCGCGCCTCGTGAGGCCTTGGCCATGGCGTAGACCTCCCAGCGGTCGCGCTCAGGCAGGTGGCGGCAATTTGTATAGTTGGGCCATGGGCCGGCTACTATCTCGCCGGTACCGGACTGCACCGCCGTGAGCGCGGTGGTTGATGCCAGTGGAGTGGTCATAGCTTCACCTCCGTGGCTTTTCCGGTGGCATTGCAGCGCGGGCAGGGTTTGAAGCGGTTGCCGGTATCGCGGCTCCAGCCGGAATACCATTGGCCAGACCCGGCGCAAGCATGGCAACCACCTGTTTCCGCCTCATAGCTCGCCTTGGCCTGATCCATCTCAGCACGCGTCACGACGCATTTGGTGAGCACGCAATCACGCCAAGTCGGCAGCCCCTTGTGCTTTCCGCTTTTGCGCGGGCGCGGAATGCCGCCCTCAATCAGGCAGTCGTCGGTATCGCCAATCGCCTCAAACTTGCACCAGCGCCACTCGGGCGGCTGGCCAAGCTTCTTGCGTGCGACCACGTTGATCCAATCCGGCGGCATCGCTGGCTCAGGCTTCGATTCGCCGGCACCGAATAAATCGTTGGGTTGACTGGTCATTGCAGCGTCTCCCCTGGCTTGCGGCTGATCTGCGCAGCCATTGCTTCAACCGATCCGCCAGAAAGGCGCAACACGAGCAGGCGCAGCGCGGTGGTGGCATCAATGGAGAACGTTCGGGCTTCGTCGACCTCAAGGCCTGTCGGTGAGTGGCCCATGATCAAGGTTCGAACACGGTCGCTGTAGTTGAACGCCGCGCAAGCCAACTGTTGGTCAGTCAGGCCGTCGAACGCTTCGTCAGGCAGGCATTCAGCCGAGTACACGACGACTGGAATCTTGTTTTCGGGGCGCGGCTCTCCCCCCAGCAGATGGCGGGTCATCGCCTCATAGTGTTCTTCGGCAACCTGATCTGCATCGTGCCCAGTCCTGCGGCGAAACAGCACCTTCAGCGCATAAAACGCGCGGATCAGGCCGATGTGGGTGTCATCCTCCTTCTCGATGGAATATTCAGTTTCATCGATCACCTCCAGCGCGTCCTTGACCACTTCGAAGCACTTCAGCAACAGCGCGGCGTCGTTGTTTTTTTCAAAGAGCGCCTCATCGATGTGCTCCACGGGCTGCGTATGCTGGGCAGGGAAATTCAATACGTTTTTCATGTGAGATTCCTCTGGCGCAGCTTGAACCGGCCTTGCTGAATATCGGGATGGGTGGCGCGCTCTGCGGTCACCAACGTGCACTCGGTGACGAAGCGGTCGAAGCGGCGGGTGATATCGGCCTTTGGCCAGATCGCGTACGGCTGCGCGCCGTCCTCAGCGTGATTGCTGCGCACCATGGCGAACGGCAACGGCGCGCCCGGGATGTCGCGCATCACGGCGTTGATTACCCAGGGTGGAATGCCGTGCCGAAGGTTGATGCGCTCGCGGATCGTGGTCATCGACTCAAAGCCGGCCGGTCTTGAGTCGAGGTAGCGGACCTGCTCAACGTTGGCCACCCGAGTTTCAATCCGCTCCAGCGCCACCTGCTGCTCACGCTGCTGGCGCTCCACGGCCACCAGGTGGTTCGCATTTGCGGCAGTAATCTCGGCCTGAGTCATCGGGCGGGCGGCCTGTTCTTCCAGATCGTGAAGTCGGCGAATCACTTTGTGCCGCAGGGGGATGCTGTACCCGGTGATCAGCGTTTCGGTCAGCTCTTTGTCCAGGTGGTACTCGACCTGCTCCCGATTCATGCTGTCCAAATAGATGCCCCCAAAACTGGGGATATCTTTTTTAAGCTCTGAGAGCATGTTTTCAATGTCGCGCTTGACGTGGTCATGACGCTTTTCGGTCAGCTCCGAAATCTCGCGAGAGGACATGGTGAAGGCGGCACCACCTTGGAATTGGGCGATGGTCATTGAACACCCCCAATTTCCCGCGCTACGTTTTCGGATCGCGCAGAACGTGGCGCCGGGTTCACCACACCAACTTCCTTGAAGTGATCAATCGCTGACTCAATTGAAGAGACTCCAGTGTCATCGAGATACTTGGCCAGGCCTGCGAGCACCTGAACATCCCGGCCCTTACCGTGCTCAACGTTCATCGCGATGGCACGGGCAAGCGCTCCGAGCCATTCGAGTTGTTCCTTGGCGCAGATCAGCTGAAATTCTGCCTCAGAAGCAACCGCATGGATTTCTGGCGCGTTAAGGACAGCATTCATGCGGCACCTCCGGCCGCCGGTTCAACGGCGGCATGTGAGGCGTAAACGAGTGCAAGGGCGTTCTCGGCGGCGAAGTACGCCAGCGTCGCCTGGTTGGATACGGCCGGAACACACATCAATTCCCGCAGGCCAGCAGATACTGCTTCAAGCAGATTGGTCGCTGCGTCGAGCGACTCGTGAACGGGCACGCCACCTGCTGCTGAAAGGACAGCGTGGCTACCGCTGACCATGAACTCATGCTCAAGTGTGAGGGATTGACTTTTCATGCTTGCCCCCTCTCTGCGATTTCCGAGGGAAGGCCTTTCTGAACGGACCAGAGCAAAGCACTGACGCTGTCGGCTACAAACCTCAATGTGGCCATGCCATCGCAATACACCATCTCACCGTAGTTAAGGCTTTCGTGCATGTGCTGGCAGATCTGGCCGAGACCAGAAGCGAGGGTGCGCGCCTGCTGAATAGCGTCACGGGAGCCAATACCGGGAACGACCTGGAGCATGCACTCCCCTTTGTTATCGATAGGGGTTTCGCAAAAACCGACCTCAGTTGTGAGAGTGTCTTGCGCTTCGGATTGTTTGTTGCTATTTTTTGGGTGCATGAAATCGTCCTCTAGACGAAGAAATACCTAAGCGCTTGCGTCAACAAGTGCCGATTGAGAACCCGCTGCCAGGCGGGTTTTCTGCTTTTTGGACTACGCCAAAAACAGAGTTTGAAGCAGGCGCACTATCAGGGCGGTCCTGTTATTTGTTGGTCTGGTGCGTCTGCGTGCTTCATTCTTGAATCCTTGCACTGGGGTTACATCCAGTAGCCATAGAATACTTCAGGTATCCAGCCATAGGGCGGCCAGACCTGCGCATCCGAGGAACACACCTCATCAACGACTTGGAAACTTGCTGATTTCTGTTGCTGAAACTAAGCCGCATTCCGCCAGGTCCACGAAAATGGTTCTACCCGCCGCAATTGCTTTGGATAGAGCTGGGCCAGTACAGTCCAGCGCCAGCGCAGCTTTTTTCCTGCCTTCTCGCTCGACATACTCGGCGAGCGGAACGCGGACACACGCACCGATCACAGAACTGCCTGCTGGATACTGGATGCATCCACAGCACCAACAGCGGACTCGCCTACTTTGGTGATCTGGCTCAAAATTTCTTCAAGGTCGAGGCGGGGCTTTTCTCGGTCTCCTCCAGATGGGAACCCCTTCAGCTCAACACCGGTAAAGCAGCCGGGCTGCTCTTCGGATATGAGAATTAAGCGCCCGGCCTTAATGGCTTTACTGATTGCAGCCTGGCTTGAGCCCAAGACTTTTGCGGCCTCGTCCTGACCATGCAGATCTACAAATTCGTGAAGTTGGATGGGCGTCATGGGCTCACCTGAAAATGGCTAATGGCGCGAATAATAACTATCGGTATTGTTTTTGTCCATACCGATGGTTTTTGCAAAGGTCTACTAATGGTTATAAATTTACCTCATGAAAAAACGAACCCTCCCAGATGCACTTGCAAACGAGTGCGCGCTCCTAAAGGCGCTTTACGTTGCGAAACGTAAAGAAATGAATCTGACCCAGTCAGATCTCGCGGATGCGCTGGGCGTGAGCCAGGCGGCGGTTAGCCATTATTTGAATGGCGAGAATCCGTTAAATACAAGAGTGGCCGCGATCTTCGCGCAAAAGCTTGGCGTCCCCGTTCAAGCCTTCAGCCCTCGCCTTGCAAGGCAGATTGAGCAGAGTGCTGCGGCCGCCAACCTTGGCGCCGGCCTTAGCAACGACGCGAACATTCAATACGTGGGACAGCCAAGGCTGTCGTTTAGCTATCCATTCCTAAGCTGGGTAGCAGCTGGCTCATGGGCAGAAGCCAATGAGCCTTACCCGCCCGGCTTTTCGGATCGATACGAACTGTCCGACTATGAAGCCAAGGGCGCGGCCTTCTGGCTCGAAGTAAAAGGCGACTCTATGACTTCTCTGTCAGGAATGAGCATTCCTGAGGGGATGCTGATACTTGTGGACACAGAAGAAGAAGCACGCCATGGCAAGCTTGTCGTGGCAAAGCTTACCGATAGCAACGAGGCAACCTTCAAAAAGCTTGTAGAGGATGGCGGTCAGCGCTTCTTAAAGCCGCTCAACCCCGCCTACCCGATGATGGCAATCAACGGCAATTGCAAAATAATTGGCGTTGTCGTCCGGGCGCTGATGAAACTCTGAGTAAGAACACTCCCGAAACGCCCGCACCCCAGCGGGTTTTTTTTGGCCCGGGAAAATAAAATAACCATAAGTATTGATTTGATAATATAACCGCTAGTATATTTGCTCCATCGCAACCCGTATGGAGCTACAAGGATGACCACCACAACCATCAACTTCGCAGGCTTCACCGGCTTCCTGGGCCGCGGAGCAGCTCCGCGTGAGCTGCAGTGTTTGATGGCAGTGGCGGCTGGTAAGACCTCAAAAGAGGCCGCTCGCGAGCTTGGGGTTTCAGCTGACGCCATCGATAAACGCCTTCTGGCACTGACAACCAAACTGGGTGTCACTCGGCGGGCCGCTCTCGTAGCAAAAGCTTTCGCGCTAGGCCTGATTCAGGCTGCCTGCGTTATTGCCCCCAACCCCGGACCGCAGCGCCAAGAAGACAGCGACCAGTTCCTGGGCACCTTTATCGCCTAAACCAAACCTGATTTTTGCGAATGCCAAAAACGCGGCCGGGATCTGTTCGGCCCAGGGAAAGTGAAATGGAAACCTACGAAGAGAGCTGGCCGACCGTCGTCACCCCCGCAGAGGCCCTGGCAGAAGTGAAAAAGCACGGATCAAGCGTCGATGAGTTCGACGAAGACCTCGGTGTTCACGAGCAATACAAGTCGGCGGATGTCCTCGCCAGGCTGGGCTACTAACCCCCTCCACCATCATCAAAATTAACAGCAGGAGTTGGACATGGACCGTAAGAAATTCAACCTCTGGAGGCTTCTCCGGAACGTGATCATCGGGGCAGTTGTGGCCGCCATTATCAGTGCTGTGCTGATGGAGACCTCGCCCGATGTAGTAAGCCCATCGTGCGGCGAAAACGCGATGTTTGCGTTTCTGTTTATCGCTCTTTCAGCAGGCATGTACGGCATATTCGCGATGCTCGGCGCTGCCGATAAGGGTGACGAAGGAAAGATACGGGGTGAGGCCGAAGTCGCGGCTGAATCGCTGCATATCGACCAGCGCATCAAGATGGCCGCGAATGCCCGTCGCTACGAGTTTCTGCGCGACGTCGCATTCAGTCTGACGCTGCCGATCAAGGTGCGTGACTTCTACGGCAATCTGCTGGTGAAAGACGGCCTCGACAGCGAGCTCGATCGCGTCATGAGGGCATTTGCTGTCGGCGCGGATGCGCAGCCATGAAGCGCCGTCAGATCTCCTCCTCCCTTCTCGCGCTGCTGCTGATCGCGGGCCAGGCTACCGCCGGCGAGCAGGTAATCAGCGTCCAGCATGACAGCGTGCGCGGCGTCACCTGCTGGATCTTGAACAACACCGGGATCAGCTGCTTGCCGGACAGTTTGCTCCTACAGCAGGCCACCCCTGCGAGAGAGACAGGCCGGGCCTCTCACGCTGATTCAGGTCCAAAAAGAGGACTTCAAATGGCCGCCCCGCTCCCGTGCGAAACCAGCGAATCGTCAACTTGCGCAAAATCGCAGATTAGCGTGCCGGCAGGTCGGCCATATGAAAAGGGGTTCCATCTATGAGCCGCCGCAACGGTACCAAGGGCCAGCGCCTGATCGAACTGTTCAACGCCCTGCAGCGCCGGGAAACCACCTTCGGCCAGATCTATGCAATGTCGGCTTCGTGCGGGATCGACGCGCGCCGGGTACTCGCTGACCACTTTCAGCGGGGTGCGAGCCATGACTGACTTGATCTGTCGTAAATCCATGACGCGCTGCCTGACGCCGGGTATGTGCTCTCCCCATGGTGGCTGCCAACCCCCAGAAACGGCATCTGCATTCCGCTCGCTGCTGGCCGAGCGGAACTCGCTGGCCTTCTTGCTGAAGCGCTTCGTGGATGGCGAGCACGACCAAGACGAGAATCAGGCCGAGCGCCACATGTACCACGACGAGGCGCAGGCCGTGCTGGTGTACCTGGGCGGCGAGGTGCACGGCCACACCCTGGTGCCGGACGAGGCCTTACTGATGTTGAGGGCCGAAAACGAGCGGCTGCATACCCTGGCTCAGACCGAGATCGACAAAGCTTGCGAAAGTGCAAAGGAGGTAGCGGGTGCGCGAATGACGCTTCACTCGCTAGAGCAGGAGCGCAATCAACTGAGAGCGTTCGCCGTAGAAATGATCAACACCAGCTTCGAGGGCGGCAGTTTTGATGGCGGCGATATACAAGACATCGCGGTGGTGCACGGCCTGTTGCGCGTCGAGCTGCGCGAAGATGAATGTGGCGAGGGTTGTGCCTGTCGGGAGTATGGTTTTCCGGCCGAGTGTTACCGCAAGACACCGATACTTGGCGCTGGACCGAACGAGGTCGCGACACAATACACGGATAATGAAAACGTGTTACGACACGAAAGGAGGTAGGTATGTTTCTGACGGCAGAGGAAGTTGCCGACCTGACCGGCTACAAGAAGCCAGGGGCGCAGATAAAGTGGCTGACCGCCGAACGATACGGTTTCGCGATAGGTGGTGATGGTCACCCGAAGGTGCTGCGCCAAGTTGTAATCGGGCGGCTGGGTGGTATTCAATCAAGGAAGGGGCCAGAGCTTCGGCTGGGTTGAGGTGAGGATCGATGCGTCCGCGTAAGAAGGACCGGCACCTGCCGGCGTGCATGTACCAGAAGCACGGCGCTTACTACCTGGTCCGCAAGGGCAAGTGGAAGCGTCTGGGCACCGATTTTCAGGCATCCCTGGCCGAGTACGCCAAGTTGCTGGACAAGGGCAGTCAGGGCGGCATGCCCAAGCTGATCGACGACGCGCTCGAGCAGATGCGCACCAGGACGAAGCCACCCCTGAAGCCGAACACGCTCAAGCAGTACGAGGCAGCATGCGAGCGCCTGAAGGAAAACTTCGCCGATTTCGAGCCTCGCGAGGTTCTTCAGCGCCATGTCGTTGCACTCAAGCTTCACATGGCGGACACGCCGAATATGTCGAACCGCGTTATCTCTGTGCTGCGCGCGGTGTTCACCTATGCCCTCGAGCAACAGATCGTCGACTCAAACCCATGCATCGGCGTACGGCGGCACCTGGAGCACAAGCGCGACAGGTACATCACCCACGGCGAGTTCCAGGCGATCTGCGCCAACTCAAGCGACAACATGCGCGTCATCTACGAGATGTGCTACCTGACCGGTCAACGCATCGGTGACGTGCTGGCCATCCGGCTGGCCGACATAAGCCCCGAGGGCATCGCTTTCAAACAGGAGAAGACGAACGCGAGGCTGCTGGTGCAGATGACGCCAGACTTGGAAGACCTGGTAGCCCGTGCAAAGGCGCTTCCACGGAAGATCCGCGGGCTCACGTTGTTCTGCTCGCCGCGCGGCGGCAAGCCGGTGCACTACAGCTCGGTTAAAGATGCGTTTGCGATCAGTTGCAAGAAGGCCGGCGTCGAGGATGCGAGCCTCCATGACCTGCGCGCCAAGTCGCTTTCCGACACCGACGACCAAGGCAACGATGCGCAGAAACTAGGCGGCCACACCGACGCCAAGATGACGCAACGTTATCTGCGCCTGCGAAAAATCCATGTTGGCCTTCCTCCGACGATGCCAAAGGATCTGCGCCTGAAAACGCCCCCAAAACAACTTTAG